AAAATCGGGCCTAGGCATTCGCCAGCCGAAGCGGGGGGCCAAAATCCGGGGTGGGTGCTCACTTACGCGGGATACCGCATAAATGCGTGCCGGGACTCGGCCCCATGTTAGCGGCCAGCGCACCACGGCCCACGGCCAGCGGCCAGCTGCGCACGCGCACGGGACCGCGCACCACGCACCACGGCCAGCGGCCAGCTGGGCCCGCCAGCTGCGCACGGGCCACGGCCCACGGCCCGGGACCATTAACCGCGATTACCGGCCAGCGGCCAGCTGGGAGCGGCCAGCGGCCAGCTGGGCCCGCCAGCTGGGCCACGGGACGCGGAGCGCAGGCGATACGTTCACGGGCCACGGAGCGCGGACCACGGCGCCCGGTTTACCGGCGGCGCTGGCGCACGCTAAAACGTACGCGCGTGCTTTTTATAGGAAAATCAATAATGTACGGACGCGAGCGGCCCGGTTTTATCGGCGAAAAAAAAACCCGGCCATAAAGGCCAGGTCCGCACGGCCCAGCTGGGCCGCACTTGGGAGAGGGTTAAACGAGCTCGAGAATTTTCCCGGCTTCGGTTTCAAAATCAACGCGATCAGCGGTCCATTGAATCGAGCGAGCGTAGGCGGTAGCACCGGTCACGGCGTCCCAAAGGGTTTCAATGGGACGGCCCTCGTCGATAACGTGCGCGTGCTCAATTCGCTGGGCCACGCGCGGGCCGAAGCGAGTCGATAAAAACTTACTGACATCTGGAATTCGCTCACGCTGGGCCGCCTGCAGGACATTCAGCGTGTTAGATTCACTCGCTTGCGAGTACGCGAGCAACGCTGGCGCAACTTCCTCGAGGAAACGATCAGGCGCGCTGGCCGTATGTCGCAAGCTTATTTCCTCAAGTTCATGCGCGCCCCAAACGATGCGGTTTGCGCAAACATAATCGAAAAGGAAGGTCTTCACGCGCAGGGCCCCGCCGCCTACTTCCGAATTCGTGACAAAAAATCCACGGGCCAGCGTGCCCGTTTGCCCGTCCCGGCGTCCCGGTAACTCAATACGGTTTTTCTCATCCGCGAGAAAAACGAACATGTCACGGTCGCCCGCGTATAGCGTAGTATTTTCGCGGTCTACTTCAATCGCTTTGCCAAAGATACCCGGCACGCGAAAATCGCCGGTTACGCCGTCGCCGAAGCGATCCATTAATGCCGCGATCACGTCGGAATTCCAAACCCGGCCGTAACGCGGGCCCGTCATCGCGCGAATTGTAGACTCACCATTTTTTGTCAATAGCACTCCGACGTCTTGCGCGTCCCGCTCAAATTGCATGCCGAAATTGATGCAATCAGCAGCCACTGGGGCCGGTAGTGTGCGCAGGTATCCCGCTGGCGCGCCAATTAATCCCGCCGCTTGCCCAAAGGCCCAGTGACTAGGCGCAAACGCATGCCCATTCGGCCCTTCAATCAAAATTCCAGCGTTATCGTCTGTAGGCACCGCGCGCAGCTGGCGCGAGCTCACTACCGCCGCGCGGCTGATAGCGCGCTGGGCCGCTTGCGCGGCGTGCATTTCGGTTAGCGAGATAAACCGCTCTTCGGCGGGACGCGTTGACCATTGTTTTGAAGCTTGCATTAATGTTGCCATGTTTTTCTCCCTGTATTGTGAAAAGTGAAACATTCGCGGACGGTTTGCCCGCACGGAAATTATAGCGCCTTACTTTGAAAATGCAAAACGATTTTTTCGGCTTTTTTCGCTCCGGTCCCATGCGGTATGAAACCAACAATTGAGGGCCGATCCCGGCGCGCGCACAATTGACAATCCACGCAGCTGATATCGTCGCGCAGCTGGGCCGGGCACGTCACTACCACGCGGCCCGCTGGCGTGATTGTTTTCGCGCCAGTGCCCGCCGGGACAATAGTTACTACCGGGCCCGCATTTAATTCGGCGAGCTCGTCCGCGTGCGCGAGATTGTTCGCGGACCAATTAATTACAAAGCCATCCGCGTTCGCTTCCCGTACCAGTGCAATATTTTCAGCGCTGGCCGGTTTATGCGTATAAGTGAAACCGCGTTTTCCCTCGTTTGCTTTGACTAGCATGCGCAACGCGTCCGGGTTAATTGAATGATTCAGGCCCGGAAGATCACCCGCTTGATTATGACGCCAGAGCTGGCCCGCCGGGAGCGCTGCAATAGCATTGCAAAAGCTTTCCCAGTCAGTGCCGCGCGCCCCTTCGGTTACTGCGCGCCAGTGAAGCGCCAAAGGCCCGCCGTCCGCGTAACAGCCGTTATCTTTAAAGGGGCATGTATCGGAACACGACGCCTTACTAGTGGTGGAAACCGGAATTGGGCCGGTTTTTACGTTTGCGCTTTTTAATGTCAAGTGTACGGTTTTCATTTTTACTTTCTCCCTGTATATGCGCAACGCGTGCGCGAATTGACATCATAGTACATAAATTCCAGATGTCAAGTAAAAATCTAAATTATTTTTTCCCGCCGAACAAAGCTTCAATTATTTGATGCAAAGCTAACATACGCGCAAGCCGAAACAATGAATACCTTACTTCCTTTTCAGCGTCTCGCCTTCGTGATGCATCAAGCTTTTGTAATCGGTCCCGTTCGTGTAGTGAGCGCAAAAATTCACGCTCTCTCATTGTCCGCTTCCGCGAGAATTGAATTACTTTCCGCGATTAACCGAATAAGGCCCATTAAATTATCCGGTTTACAGTCCGCCAAAAATACAGCCGCCAGAGTTAACGCCGCCGCCGTTTCAGCCTGAGAAAAATTAAATTCTCTGTCCATAAATTGGATTATTTCAATTGCCGCTTCCGCGCGAGTAACAGTGCGTCGATTTTTCATTTTGAATTTCTCCTGTATATGACCCGGACCAAGTGCCCGTCCGGAAATTATAGGCGCTTTTCTACGGGTTGCAATACCCTTTGATGAAATTCTTCCCAATTAATTTTTGCCAGCGGCCAGCGTGCAATACAGTCAGCCAATATGCCGCGCTTTGCGATGTCTTCCGCTTGCTGGCCCGCGAACAACAATAACTCAGGCGCGCGCGTTTTTGTGTTTACTTCCACGACAATAAATGTCGGGCATCCAAGCATTGCATGTTTGATATGAAATGAGTATTGATGCGGGCTCAGATTTATTTTCAGGCCCGCGCTAACTACTTTCAGCTCGATCAGTACGAAATGCGAGTTCTGAAGCGCTACCAGCAAGTCCGGAATCCCCAGATTGACCCGCGTCTCGATCCGCGTCATTTGGACTGGCCAATTCCGCTTTAATCTGTCGAAAAGCCGCTGCTCGCTTTTTCGTGACAAGTGCTGTCTCCTCGCCCAATACTTCCGCTTCAAACAATTCGCCAACATCCAATTCTACTTCGGGCTCAACAACAACCGGTTCTTCTTCGACAACCGTGGCCTGCATTTCCAAAATAGCTGTAGGAGGCGGTCCTCCATAGATTTTCTTTATCTCCTCTAGCTTTCTCATTACCTCTTCCTTCGACATCGAGTCAATGGTTCCAATACGCACTTCTTTGCGGTCAATGTAAATCGTCCCCAGCGCCTGCCCACGGCGATATTCCGCTTGTACAGCAGCGGACCACGCCCCGGCCTCGATTGCCTTGTCACGGATCATTTGCAGGTCCCGCATATGCCGCTCGAAGGTCGTCCCGAATTTCTCTGCCAACTCTGCTCTGAGCTCGTTTATGGCCGCCACCACGTGCGGACTACGCGCTGGGTCCAGAAGCCTTACAACCGCATCCTTGGCCCCGTGAGGCGTGTATCCTGCTCGGATAGCCGCTTCCGTGCGTGTCATGGAGCCGTCCCGCGTCACGTACTCCTGCACAAAGGCCCATTCCCTAGGGCTTAAAACCACCTGCTTACCGCTCCTCCCCGTCCTAGATGCTTTGGCCACGCGCTCCAAAACATCCTCAGGCAACGTCGGCATTGCTGCTTTTGCATACGTCGTGTCTTTTCGCTTTGTCATGCCACTCTCCGAACAATCCAGATGCCGTCAATGCCAGCGGCCTGCCTAACGGCAAACCGAACGCGGTTATTTCGCTTGTACAAGGACTTTAAGGCATTGCGCACCGCGTCAGCCGCCTTCCCGCTGTCCACGACAAAGTAGTCGTTTACGATCATCCGCTTAAACGGATATCGATACCGTCCAGAAGTTGTCATTCCAAGTACATGCTTTCTTGCTTTGATGCCCTCGTAAAGGGGGCATTCGCTATCCCTTTCCCTGCTCATCTCCTTTCTCCTTTCGCGTCCAACAATTCAAAGCACTTTATAAAAGTACCCGTAAAAAATCAAGCTTTTCAGGCATTTCTGCAAATTCCTAATAGAGGTACTTCTACAAAAAAAAAAAAAAAAAAAAAAAAAAATGTCCCGCGCGCGCACCCCGTAAATTTCACCATTGAAATTACACTACACACTTCTTCTTTTAACAACGTAATAAAAAAGTGGCGTAGATACTAGCTTATTACGGCATTACGTCTATTACGGTACTTTACTACACAAAAACAAAAATGATTTTTTCTTCGTAAAAGTACCTCTATTAGTACTAGCGTGTTGCCGTAATAACTGACATATCAAAAAAGAAACGTAATGCTCTCGAAATACCCTCTTTTAAATTCACAAAGACCCTTCTTTCCCGTACATTATTAAACCACCCCCACAAAACCCCGGTCCGTGGTCCATGATCCGTGCTCCTTTCCCCTTGCCCCAAAGTACCCACATACTTCCCGCCTAAATCAGGAAAGCCGGTTTGTGGGAGTTGTGGGGGTAGATGGGGTTAGTGCGGCAGGACGGTTTTGGTGATGACCTTTGCCATTTCGGCGAAGGTGATGGGGTCGATGGTTTCGCCGAAGATGAAGTCGTTGATGTTGTCGTAGTCGGCTTCTTTGATCGGTGAGCCGAGGAACACGTAGCGTTGTCCGGTGTTGGTGACGATGTAGAGCACTTGCACGGACGCGCCTGCGGGCTGTTTTAGGAGGCTTTGGAGGGCTTCTGAGAAGCTTTTCTCTTCTTCCTCCTCTACTTCCTCCATATCCCTCGGTAATCCCTTGTACGCGTCCATAGCGGCCTCCTGAGCCTGTTTCTGCCTCAATACTACCGTTGCTTGCAAAATGCGTTTTTAGCGGCCTGTAGGCCCTCTGTAGAGGTTCCTGTCCACCATTTGAGGCATGAGCCGTTTTGCTGGGCTTCTGCAAGGCCAGCGTTTTTGCCTGCACTGCGGGCGGCTTTGTAGGTGGATTCGAGGAGGTCTTGGCAGGCGTGGTCCGTGGTCCGTGTAGCGAGGCTCCAGCCCAGTACGGCCCCGATCAGGGCGCATAGGAGGGAGAGGAAGAGGGTATCGGAGCGGGACATTAGGGCACTTCCTTTTGGGTTTGTTTGAGGAGGTTTCGGATGTCTTCGATGGTCAAGAAGGTTTGGTCGTAGATTTTCAGGACCATTTGGGCGGAGACGAGTTGTGTGCCGCCTCGGATACGGGAGACGCTACCGATGGAGATTTCCATGCGGTCGGCGAGTTCCTTGTCGGACTCAACTTTGTAGAACTCCATGAGGTTATCGAGGAGTGGGTGGGGGTTTCGTTGCATGATATTAGTTTTTTGCATAACACAGGGTCAGACAGATGGCGAGGGCGGCGAGGAGGAGCACCACGCCTGCACCGATAAGCATACCGCCTAAAAGGAGGATGAGGGTGAAGGTTTCCATGGTCTGTCCCTAATTAATTGAGTAGATAGGCGAGGATGAGGCCAGAGATGGCGGCGGTAATGATGATGGTCACGATTTCCTCCAGTAGTCCGTTGAATGGGTCGTCATTGTCGAAGGGGTCTTGGTCCATGGTCACTTCTCCTTGACGATAAGGTCGAATTTAGCTTTTATGTAATCTTCTAAGGGGATGTTGAGCTTCTCTGCGATGGCTTGTTCACTGGGGAACAAGTCAAATTTCACGGTTTTGTCCTTTTTCTCGTTATCGCCATATTGAATGCGCACGGTGAGTGTTTTGTATTTCTTGTCCATGGCTCATTCTCCTTTCTCCACTTGATGCGGGTGGATGATGGTGTTGAGTTCGTTCTTCTCTTGGAGTTCCTTGATCCGTGAGTCGAGGGCCTTGCGCAGTGGATCGACGCACGTGGTGCACAGGTCCCAGTTGTGGGAGCCGGTTCTAAAGTTATTGGGCCGTGGGCGTGGGACACCGTAGTTCTCGTGGCCCGGGTCTTGATAAAGGATGAAGGATTCCTTGTGGATTAAGGAGCCACAGAAGTCGCAGTAGTGGGCGTATTTGACGTAGAGACTCATGCGGGCTCCTCCTCGGAGAGGTCGTTATTGTCGGGTTCGTCGTCGGGAATTTTGCCAGTGCGTTTCAGGACGGCGATGGCAAAGACCTTGGCGGCCATCAAATTGATGAACTCCTTGCCTTCAACAGAATACGTTTGAGTAGGTGGGTTGTAAGTGATGTGGATCAGTATTTCTCCGGTGGGAGAGACGTAGGAATGTTTCTCGTAGGAGAGTTCGGTCCAGAAGTAGTCGTCATAGGTCATATTTCTCTTCTCTTTCCTTCATCATGGCGTCAGCTACTTTGTAAGCTAGATAAGCAGAAAACTCGGCGTGATCGATATTTTCTTCTTCGACTTTTTTGTTTATCACGGGGTCCACGATGATTGCTTGCAACACTTTGGCCGCGAAGTAATCCCGCAGGTCCATGCCTTGTTGGTTTGTACTATTGGGAAATGCTTTCACTTCTTTCTCCTTTTAGTTTGTAATCGTGGAAAACCACGCCCTTTGTTGCATCACCACGTTTATGGGGCTTCCTCCAAAACCGTTTGTCATTTCGCGTGACCCAGTGTCCACGGACCTCGTGCAGGCGTGGACTTGCATGGGTTCCGCCTAAGGATTCGCTCTTCTCTTTTCTTGGTTCAATGACCACGGTGTGCCAGTCAAACATCGGCAGTTTCTTTTGTCGTAGGCGTTTTGCGTGGTTTTTGCTGGGTATGGGCGTGTAAGCGGTGGATATTTTTTCGTTATTTAAATTACGTAAGAAGGTAGCAATGACTACGATGCTAATAGTTGACACTTCAATTGCAAGATTCGTTTTGTTTTTGTAGACGCGGCTATCCTCAAAAAAGATGGTTATACCGTCTGAAACGTCTTCTTCCATGGGATCAATACGAAACACGGGGTCCGTTTGTCCAAGACGATTGCCGTGTTCCTTCAGTGTATTGGCTGCTTTAATTAACCATTTTCCGTCTTGTTCTTGACTAATCAAAACCGCGTAGGTCTGGCCGTCCATATCGATCCCTGCTATGGCGCATTTTGGGAAAGGTAATGGTTGTTTTATCCAATACATGTTTTCTTCATGTACAGTATTTCGGCCATTATCCATATCTGCAACATCAAACCACCTGTAATCCGCCGCGAGGTCCGGGAAGAATGTCACTGCCTTAGTGATTAACGGAGTCATGAGTTCTTCTGCCGCAGCTTGGCTTCGATGGCGACTGCAAACTCAAGAACAGGAAGGTGTCGTTTGTCTTTAGTTTCTTCCATAACTTTTAGCCAAATCTCTTGGCTCTCTCCATCAGCCGCTAGGCCTCTCCATTCTTTCTTTTCCTCTACTGTGTAATGTCCACGCTTCACAGCTTCAGCAATAAATTCATCGTCTGTCCATTCACGCTTTGGAGGATAAGTATAGAGTCGCGTGTTTTGCTTTAATTTCTTACCCGCTTCAGTCCAGACAATATCGTTATTCTCACTGTCATAAACTACCCACGCGACTGGCTCCTCTGGATCTACAAGCATATCAATAGCACCGAGAATAGAGTTGCTAAGTGCCTTACGGATTAAAGAAAGCGTGTCGTCAATCATCTCGTCATAAACGCCGGGGTCAGTTTTCTTGATGACTTCCAAAGTCATCTTGGCATCTTCTAACGCTTCGGTGTCTGCCATAACTGCCGAATATATCTGGTCAATGTCCGATCTTACTTCTGGCTTGTTCTCATCCACGGTTCTTCTCCTTTATTTTCCCTCTTGCCCATACTGCGCCATTAAAAAACGACTCATCAAATACATGATGGTTGGCTTCGTTGCGTATTTCCTCATCTGTCAGCCCCTGCCATTCGCGCTGTGGTGGGGCGGTGTAGAGCGGCTTAACATCGCCTATTCGCTCACGTTCCTCCGGCTTGCGATGTGTAAACCTTTGCTCCATATACTGCGTAAACCATAAGTAGCCATGCGGCTCCGGTTCAGGCTGCGCTAATGCTTCCACTATCTTCTGCGCGACAAACCCTTCCCAATGCTGACCGTTTGGCGGGGTTTCATCAGAACAAAGAATGTCGTACACAATCTTTTCCTTGCCCGTAAGTTCTTTCGGTTCAGGTGCGCTTAGTCTGGCGCGGAGCATTTTGACTAAATTGTCTTCAAGAGTGGTAACGTCTTCAGCTTCTTCTAAAAACAATTCAAACACTTCTAATAGCTGCTGCGCTTCCTCGCGGGTTAGTGTGATCATTTGCTTTCCTCATTCATCTTATCTGCCACTCTGTGCGCCAATTCAATCAGTCCGTCCCATATCATTTTGCTGACAATCTTGTGGTGACATGGGCCACCAGAACTGCTGATGTATATTTTGTCTTTGTCAAACCAGCCGTAAGACTCTTTGCCGTGCTTGTTGTCGGCGCGAATGACGCAAACCTCAAATCCGTCTGTTGTGTAACCACCTTTGGTGTGAACAATCCATTTACTCATTGTTGTTCTCCTGTAGCTTCCTCGCTTGTGAGTGTAATCATCCCTGCCCCCTTGCGCGGATAGCGGCAGCAATCCAACTAGCGGACACTTCCTCGCCGTCATACTCTTTATTCACTTCATCACACACCTTCGCGCACTCCTCACGCTCTGCTGCTGCGACTAAGGCTGCAAAGCGTTCTATCTCTGGCATAAAGTCGCGGAAGATCCCCCAATCTTCACCACCTGCCTCCCGCGCCATGCGGATAATGTCATCGCGGGTCATGGGTTATCTGTATCAATAAACGTAAACGCATCTGCTGGATATGCACGACGTTCTCCGTCGTCGTACACAATGTGGACCTCGCCACCTATGTATCCCCAGCACCCGAACATGGTCTTCTGACTAGGCGCACTGGCGGTGGCCATCTTCAACGGAATCTTAGACTTATCTGGGCAGTTATTTGCGTGCAGGACAATCTTGCCCCCGGCTTTATTGCGCAACTCGAAATACTTCTCTGCGTGAGCCGTGGAGCATGTAACTAGAAGTAGGATCAATAGTTTATTCATTATCATCTCCGTGTCTCATCCAGAATTTGTTGCAGGCGCTCGACCTCTGCTTGGAGGCCCTTAATTCGTGATTCTTTCTCCTTGAGCGCTTCGACCCACGCGGTTAGGACGTGGAGTTGCTTCTCCATGAAGTCGAGATCGGCGGCCATTTTGGATAGTTTGTCGTTCATTACTTTCTCCTTTATCGGTATTACGGGGTTAGATGATGTCGTCTTTGGGACAGTAGGTTAGGAGTTCCTCGACGGGGACTTGAGTTAAGAGGTGGACTTTCAAGAGGAGGCGGGCGCTAACCTTGTTGGTGCCGTTGCGGATTTTGGAGATGCAGGAAGGTTGGACCTTTAAAACGGAGGCCAGTTCACCGTCTTCTTCCAAGGCAAAGAAGTCTTTGACGGCGTCCAAGAGAGCATGCTCATGGGTAATGGTGCGTGACATAGGATTCTCCTACCAGCGCGCGCTGCCGTGTGTGGCGGGCGTGGGCGTGGGGGGTGGATATTTGGCTTTGGTAACCAGTTTCCAACCGGGTTGCATGAATTTCAGGGCTTCATGTTTGTCCCAGAACTTGCGGAAGAGTTTGTTCTCCTCGTCGTAGACTTCGTAGCGCATTAGATTTTCCTCTGGCAGGTGAAGGCTTGGTAGCCGACGCGGAAGGACTGGGCGTATTTGCAGTCGCTCGTGATCCGTGATTCGGTGTCCGTGGAGCCGACTATCATTCCGATGATTAAGGCGGCGAGTGGCCAGAAGGACTTGGACCAGATGATTTTTGCCCAAGCGAGGAGTTGTTTGGCGTCGAAGAAGTTTTCTTTGTTCACGTTATTGGTTCCTGAGTGTTTGTATTTGAGCCAGTAGGCTTTCATTTTCTTTCTCCAGTATTGCGCAGCGGTCTGCCAGCTCTGCCCACTTTAATTTGTAGACGTTTTGGTTGTCGATGATGTCGGCAGCGGTTCTTAGGATTGAACATACGGAATCATTGGTATGGTCTTCGATCCCGCTTGACACTTCGCGCAGTAGTTCAGTAAATCTCATGTCAGGGCTCCGAGGAGGTTTTTGATGCGTTGACGGACGGTGGCCGTGGTCCGTGTAGCGCGAATCTGGCGTAGGTAATCGTTGCCGTCATGTGCGCAACCAGTGGCGATATACAGTTGTTTGTGCAGGGATTGGATTTCGCGAATGGCCATGTCACGCTGGCGTCGATAGCGCTCGGACAGTCGCTTCCAGTATTCAATGTTGTGCACTGAATTATTCATGCTTGCTCCTCCATGCCTGATAACGAAAGTAGTCATCGATGAAGTCGGGATTCAAGATCTCGTCCTCAAGCGCCAATACCTCCGGTTCTGAAAGTGCTGGGAGGATATTAACCCGGCGGCTTTTGCCTTGGGAAGAAGGAATGTTGATATAAACGCCCGTTATATCTAACTGGATGGGGATGTTGTGTTCATCGACGGGATCGAGAACATCGAAGTCCACTTCAACGTGGAGTTGGATTGTTAATTTGGTTTGCAAGTTCTTTCTCCTTTCTACGTGCTGCGATTTTTGCTCTGTATTCCTCTTCTTCGAGGCGGTTTTGGATGTCTTCAGCTTCGACTTTGGACAGAGTCTTTTTGAATGCTGCTTCGATCATCCGGTGGACGAAGTCCATCATGGAGGTTTCGTAATAGGCGGCGAGTTCTTTGGCCATGGCATGAGTCAAGGGCCGTAAATTCAGGACCTTGTATTGAAGCTTGCGCAGGGGCGAGCCGGGGCCGGGGGACTTGTACTTGCGCTTCCTGCCGCGTTTGCGGCTTTTCGGACGACCGACACGCTTTGGCTTGTATTCGGACATACTTTCTCCTTTCTGATCTGTATAGTATACGACATCCGTGAAACTTACAAGGACTTTTTATTCTCGAAAAACGGGGCCCATGTTGCCATAGGCCCCCAAATCCCACCAAGGAGCGCGGGGAGAAAACTCTTAACCCCCCGCAAAACCATCATACGGCCTCTCCCCAGCTTTTGCCAATCTCTACATCCACTTTACTGGGTACTTCTAATTTCACGGCTGTTTCCATGATGTTGGCGGCTTCCCGGGCCTCCTCCGCATTCTTGACCGACATGGCCACCTCGTCATGCACCTGCAAGAGCAAATGAAAGCCCGCCTTGTGCAGGGCGACCATTGCCGCCTTGGTCTGGTCCGCCGCAGAACCTTGAATCAGCCGGTTCAAACCCTTGTAGGTGTACGCGCGCTTGACCTGCCTGCCATACTCAACCACAGCTTGCTCATAAGGCAACGGTTTATTCACGCCCCACTGTCGCGGCTCCCAAAGTGAGAAGCGGCATTTGCGGCCCAGTAAGGTACGAATCGCGCCCCCGGAAGCCGGGTGGTCTATACGCTGCATCACCGAATTCACCGTGCCCTTCAAGTACGGCACTTTCTTGTGAAAGACCTCCAAGAGCTCAGACGCCTCGTCCATCTCCATATCTAGGGAGGCGGCGAGTTTGCCTTTGCCCATGCCGTACATGAGCCCCAAACCGATGGTCTTGGCCTGCTTACGCTTGATCCCCGCCATGTCCGCGACCATCTGGTGAAAGTCAGTATTGCCGTCCGTGTGGTACGCCTCGACCATCTTCTCTGCCCCCGGCAAATCCAAAAGACTGGCGTAATGCACCAAGAGCCGTGGTTCTTGAGACGAGAAGTCGCAGCTGGCCCAAAGATCGCCTTCTTCGGGTAGAAAGAGCGAGCGCACTAGGGGTCCGATGATTTCATGACGCGCGGGCACTTGCTGGAGGTTTGGGTTGGCCATGGACAGTCGTCCGGTGACCGTGCCCCCTTCATCTGAGCGCAGTTGGTTGACGTGCGGATGGATGCGTCCGTCGTATTTGGAGAAGTCCAGATAGGGCTGCAGGAACGTGCCGTGAGTCTTGTTTAGCTCCCGTGCTTCCACGATCATTTTGGCCACAGGATGCTCACAGGATTCGAGGAAGGATCGGGTGAAGCTTGGTAGGCCCGTCGTGGTCTTAGGGTAAGGCACTTTCAGCTTGTCAAAACCTACGGCAATCGATGCGGCGGCCCAGATATCCACAGGACTACCGCAAGTGCTGCGAATATCCTTGATCAGTTTGACCTCACGATCTTTGTATTCGGCGATCACGCGCTCTGCCTTATCTCTATCAAACCGAGTACCACGAAGGGTAAGGTTGATCAGGATGGGCAAAAGCTCTGTTTCGAGGTCAAAGATGTGTTGGACTTCTTCTCGGACTATAAGCGGCTTGAATGCCTGCCAGAGTTTTAGAGTAAGCGCAGCGTCCTGTTCGGCGTATTCCCCGACGTACATGGCAGGAAGCTTCCAGAGTTCTTTCTTAGCGTGTACGCCGAAGTCCCCAGCTGCTTCTTTAAGACCTTGCTCTGATTTGACCTCTTTAAGGTAATCGAAGCCAAGCGCATTGAGGCTGTAGGAGAAACGGTTTTCGTCAAGAAGCGGGGCGGCGAGCATTGTATCGATAAGCCGTCCGTTAATGGTGAATCCAGAGGATAGTAACCATCCGGCATCATAAGCGGCGTTGTGCATGACTTTGTCTGCGGGGCTGGCGAGAACCTTTCTAATCCATCGCTCGACAATCCCCTTGTCAAGGTTACCCCCTCCAGCATGAGCCACAGGAAAATACCCAGACCAACCGTCCACAGCAATGGCATACCCAACAATGTGCCCATCCCGACGAGGCCAGCCGGGACCCATATTCTCCATGTGTGGGTCACAGGTTTCCAAATCAATTGCAATCTCCTTCGCATCCGACAGATCAGGAAAGTGAGCCGGGGGCACCCATTCGGTCTTTGTGGGAAATAAGGGCAGGTTCTTGTTCAAATTCTAAACCCCTTTTCAATATTCTTGGGCATAACAATGTGCAAGGATTGCTTTGCGCGCGTCATGCCAACGTACAACAACCGATTGATGTCGTCCGAGTTCCGTGCATAGTCGTTTGCAAACTTGGGAGACAGGTCGGTGAGCAATAAGACATTGTCCGCTTCGCCGCCCTTTGCCCCGTGGATCGTGGACAATTTGATGGGAACCTTGCCTGTTAGCTTCGCACCACGACGCAGAATGGAGATGATGTACTGGCGCTGAGTATCGGATATTTTAGTGAGTACCTTATGCCAGATGTCGTCAGTCAAAAGCCCGTAGGAGGTTTTTAGTTCCTCCAACGTGTACTCGTTGTTCGGATCGATGTCACGTAGGGTCTTGAATCCGCGTTTGACGTATTCAACACCTAAGTACTTGTAGATGTTTTTGACCACCGGCATGGGCATGGGCTTGCCTTTGCGCAGCGTCTCCCAGCCCAAAACCGCAGAGAGAATATTCTCGGAGATGCTCCGTTGTCCGTGGCGCTCGAACATCAGCCCCTGACTCTTCACCCATTCATGCAAGTCGTTGAGCATATAGTTGGTGGAGGCAAGAACCAGCCATTCGCCATTGGAAATATCAACATGCTCAAAGGCATTGTAGAACTTGACGACACCCTCTTCTTCGCGTGGATGCCATTCTTTTTCTTGTCGGGAATGGATGCGCTTGACGACTTTGTTGGCAAGCTCGTGGACTCTTGCAGGTACGCGATAAGACTGCTCCAATACCCTGATCTCACCCTCCAAGGAGAGAAAGGTTTTCACGTCTGCCCCGGCCCACGTGAATACGCAGTTATGGGTAAGGATATTGTCTGCGAAGTAGTTATGGTGTTTCTCTACCTCAAGCGAGTAGACCGTTTCTTTCTTCCATTTCTTGCTTAACTTAAAGGAGTTCCACTCTACTTTATCCCCCGCTATAGACGGTATCAGCATTATTTCCGGCATGAGGTTGCATGCCCGAACATCAAAAATTTGTGTTCCACCCCTGCGTTTGGAGATCACTGAGCGTTCATAAATAGGAAACTCATAAGAAATGCCTAAATCGTTTAAAAGTTCTAGTGCACGAGAATGCGTCGGCAAATTCTTATGAAGTCTATTTAAGGCCTTTTGGAAAACAGGCTCAAGGGTTTTAAACACTGTTTGGGGTATCCCATAAGTGTATGACAGGTAGTTTTCCCAAAAGAAAGTGTCTTCAGAGTGGTCCACAAGTTTAAGAAACCACATCTTGTCTACTTGTTCTCCGTATGCCCTCACCCAAGCGTGAACGCATCCATCTGCCCGAAACAGCTGACATTGCCCAATGCGAAAGTTTTCGCCACGCTGCATTAAATAAACTACTCTGTAGTTCATTAAATCTTTTACTGGCTTCCAACGAACAATACAACGGTGGTTATCGGTGTAGCTCGACTTATTCCCACGCGTAGTGACTGTGTTGATAAAGCCCTCATATGTTCTAGCGGCTTTTTTAAAGGAATATCCCGCCTTTTTTCCTACTACAGATGCCCCACCACGGTCATAGCAAATCACCCTATCCGTACGTGGGTTTAGTTTCTCAATTGCTACTTCTCCCCGCGTGGTTAAAACACGTGTTCCTGCTGGCTGGCACTGGTCGTCATCTCCGGCTATGTACATGTTATTACTCCTTTCGGCTAAGGCATGGACAATTCCCCATTGTAGCCTAGAAAGGTCCTGCGCCTCGTCAATGATCACCGTCTCCAGTTTCGGCAAATAATCAGGCTCATAAATAATCTGCTGCAGGAGATCGGTGAAATCCATCAGATTGCGGGCATCTTTGAAATGACGATACGCGCGCTCAACATACTCGAAGTGAAACCATTCAATGCGAATGGACGAGTGGTTGTAGTGCGTGCGCAGGTCTACCCCACGGATACGAGCGATGTTGATCTCGTTCAGAATAGGATTGTCCGTGTGGACGATGAACTCCTCTTCACCGGTATCCACACTCATCTCAAGCCCTGCCTCTCGGGCAAACTCTCGATAATGCTCAGGCTTCATGATCTCGCTGTTAGACACTCGCAGGCATCGATACGCGAGACTGTGCAACGTGCGAAACCACGGGAAGTCCGTCTCCCCGTTGAGGTGATTAAACTTGGCGATGGCACGATCTTTTGCCTCGGTTGCCGCTTTGCGTGTAAAGGCAAAGTAGCCGATGGCGTTTGATGGCACACCTGCTTCAAGTTCTTTCTCAACGAGGTTCAGAAGGTGAGTAGTCTTGCCTGAGCCCGGGGGACCGAATATCTTATGAATCTTCATCGTCGTCGTGCACGCGCCAGAGAATGATGGGCTGAGTGTCGCCTGCATATTTGAAGACAAACTCGCGCTCGATATACTCGGCAGCTTCATCCTCTCCCATACTCTCTTCTTGAATGAGGTACTTGATCATTTCGATGCCGTCGTAAACCAGACGCTCGACCAACTGATCACCATGCCACGTGCTGCAAATACCTAGTTCAGCTTGTTTGAATTTATTGAGTTCTAGGATATCCATTAGAACGGCGCTCCTTTCTGTTCGTGGGTTTCAAAGGGTGACTCTTGACGCGTGAAGCGTGGTACTCGCCACGCCCTTATTGCTCGACCTTTCAAGAACATGGATATAGGCTCTCCTCCGATGTCACGAATCTTTTGCGCCATGCGAGGAGCAGAGAGTCCGTTGAAGGAAGAGCGCTTTAAGTGTGCTTCAAGATCCTTCATGCGGAAGTAAACACGTCCTTCTTCTTCGTCCACCCACGGTCTGCCCATGAGCATTTCTTCACGGTCCATTGCTTGTTGCAGATGGGTAGTGAATTCTTCCAAGAGATCAGTGAAGCGACCGCTGTAGCTGGTGTCTTCAGGTGCATCTTGTATCTGCTCGAGTTCGACCATTTCTCGCAGCAAGCCGTTTAAAAAACTCTCCCAATCCTGTTTGCGCAACGTAGGAGGAAGAACATTTAGCCGTTCTACACAAGCTTTTTGAAAGGCTGGTTGATTAAATAGCTGATCTGTGTCGAGTTCTACACGACGGCCATTGACATCCAAGAACCACAACGGTGGCTCAGAGTTGTATTTGGAGAGGCTGGAGATTTTTGGTGCGTCAGGGCCGTCCGCACCAATGCCGTGTTTGCGTGTGCGGCAAAGCCCAGCATTGCAGAAAGAGTTTAATGGTGCGTCTTTGCACTTGTACTTGTAGTCCTTCTTGTGCAGCTGCTTTGTGATTACCTGAAGCTCGTTCATGGGCAGAGGTGGGCCCATATACTTCAGGTTGTATTCCATCAGCTTATCTTCCCAGTTGCTGCTGTTGGCTTTTTTCAGGTAGATCGCGATATTAAATAAGCCGTTGTTGCGAGTGCCTTCCGGAAATCCCTGATTGCAAAGCGCCTGTAAGCACGGGGGACCGTCCTTGATTGGTGTATCTGCATCTTTCTTTTCCTCTTCCGGATGAACGAGCGGCAATGCTTGTACGTGCTGTTCGTAAAGCCCGTAGAATTGATCAAGTGTGGCAGCCGTGCCATCATCATTGATCGCGTAGCGCAGGGTTTCATCGCCCCCGAAATACGGAAGGTTAAGGAAGTTACCCGTGTCACCGCGTTCAACAAGAACTTCAGTTTGCTTCGGAAATATTTCACGTCCACTTTCTCCCAGTATGCTTGCACAAGTCGTGAGGTATCGTTGCATCTCCGCAGCCGGGATGCATTCTTTTACAAACAAAAACACATGAGCGCCGCCCGACTTACTACGGCAGACAACCAGCGGAAGCTTTAACCGACGAACCTTCTCCACCAACCCCTTATGGTCGAGAGGATACTGGTCAATATCGATACAACCCCATATGCAGCTATTGTCAGGACGAATAGGAATGATGCCAAGAGAAGGCTCAACGCCCTGAAGATGAGCAATCCAAAGGTCATCTGTCGGGGGCTTCCTAACGACAACTGCTTTTCCCGCTTGTTTGCCATTGTCTTTTGCTCGCTCTATTCTGTATGTTCCATAGGCGATATCTGACCCTTCAAATATCGACTTGAACTTTGCGATGTCAGTCATTTCTGCTTTCTTGAAAGAAAAGGGCCCTACTCCCTTACGGTTTCGGGCCCGTCAATTTAGAAAGGGTTTGCGGTTGCAGCGGCCCCGTGATCATCGCTTTGACGCACATTCACGTCACCTGCGTTGATTGAGCTCGCAAATTGCTTTGCTGCGACATAAACTGCATCGTTTTCCACGGTCCCTATACGCTCCACTTCCCAGCCGAACCATTGTCCTTTGTCATTAGATTCTTTGACAGTGGTCAGACGGTAAACCTGAGAGTACATGGGAGGCGTAAACAGACCGTTTTTGCCTTGCAGTTTGACTGACATCATCATGCTATTCCACTTGCGGCTCTTTTTGAGCTGGGTAGACTTCATGATAATTAGCGCAGGATGCGGCACTTCATTCTCGTCCAAGATCATGACGTAGTGGTTCGCCGTGTTCTCGATGTAGTTGCCATTGTCCAAGTAGTCACGTGACTCCCCGGGTTCGCGATGCGTTTTGGAGAGGATGTCGCTAGTACTGGGGTAATAAGCTACAGGTGCGCCAGAGCCACTGCCACGCGGTGCCCACTCAATGTATTGCCTGACGTAGGCACAGGGGACGACCAGAATACCCTTCTTGCCATCGAAGAGTTCCCCTGTAACGCTGTTGTAGATCATACCCGGCATTGCGCCGTCAATTGAGCCAACTTCTGGCGAGGTGTTGGTCAGGAGACGGAGAAACGGAAGCGCAAAGTCTTCCTGATTCATGCCAGAGAAACCGGACTGCGCATCCTCTTCAAAATGGTTCGCCAGTGCAAGTGCGCCGTTTGTCTTTACCTGTGCAACTTCTGCTTTAGCCATGATTAATGGTCCTTTCTTCGTGTGTCGTTAAACGGATTTGATTGTCGCTTTTTGGCCTATGTAAGCGCCGAACAACTCAGATGGGAATTCGCGACCCTTCTCCACCTGTTCCTTGACCCATGCTTTTAGCGTCATGGGTTCAACCTTTTCTGCTTGCTCAACTGGGTAACCTGCGCTGCGCAAAGTTTGTACAGCTTGTGCGCACAGTGCTTCTTCACCGCGACCGAAGCGAACAGAAATGGTATTTTTGATGATGTCGTCATAGCCGTTCTCACGCAGCCATTGGAAGGCTTCTGAGCGACGTGCTTCGGTGATTGACGCACTGTAGAACGCCTTGACTTCGATGGACGAGCCATCTTCCATACGAAAACTTTTCATTCCTAAGCTGGTCAATGCTTCGGGAATAGCTTCTTCAGTAAGCTTGCGATACTGCTCTTTACGAAGTTTCAACTCAGCCTCGTAATCCTCAATCTCTTTTTCGAGAGCTTTCGCACGACGCGCCATTTGTGAGACACCTTGCAAGTCATTGTCTGCGACTTGTAGTGCTGTTGCGTCTTGTTCAAATATATTCGTCAAACTCATGTATTTCTCCTTTCTTGAATGCATTATTAAAATCCATCTGAATCGGGATGTACCGCCTTTCTCTCTTGTCCCACTTCAAGCATTTGAAACGTCCATTGTTCTTTTGTGCGGCAATAACAGAAACAATGGCCATGGCGGTGGGATCGCCAATGAACAGAAGGTAGTCGTCATCGTTGAAGTTTTCAAGTACACGATACGCTCTACGAATTGTGGGTGTAACAGAGAAAGCCACCTGCGCGTTTGGCGGCAGGATAGTGACGATATCCCCGAAGTCCAGAGCACTGCTGATATTGTGCTGCGAAGTTTCGGAAACAGCATAGACTGTAGGCACTCCATTTCTCCTTTCTAAGATCGAGCAATCAGTATATACTCAGCTTTCGGGAATTTGCAACCCCCTTTAGAAAGAGAGATTGATATGGATGAATTTTTGCAACGATACCCCTATAAAAATAAGCCCTTCCTACATCAAGAGGCTTATTTAACTCGCTTTTGGAGTAAGCAAGTGGCCGCTCTCTTTTCAGAGATGGGCACAGGTAAGAGTTTCATGTTGATCAACAATCTGGCTATGTTGTATGACCAAGGTCAGGTAAATGCAGCGTTGATCGTGGCTCCTAAAGGTGTCTACAGAAACTGGATGGACACAGAGATACCCAAACACATGCCAGAACACATTGTGTACCGCATGGCGCTTTGGACACCCTCCCCCAAAAAAGCAGAACAACAGGCCTTGGATAATCTGTTTGAGATCACAGAGGATTTGAAAATCCTGATCATGAACATTGAAGCTTTATCCACTGATAAAGGCGTGAAATTTGCTAGTAGGTACTTACTTGCTCATGACGCATTTATGGCAATTGATGAGTCAACGACCATCAAAACCCACACTGCGGCACGGGCAAAGAATGCTGCCAAAATCGGTAAACAGGCCAAGTACAAACGTATTTTGACGGGTTCGCCTGTGACAAAAAATCCTTTAGACCTGTTCCAGCAGTGCGTGTTCCTTGATCCGCGATGCTTGGGTCATGATAGCTTTTACACGTTTCAGGCCCGGTATGCGGTGATGCAGGAGCGGCAGCTGGCGACCCATAGCTTTAAGCAGATTCTGGGCTTTCGGCATTTGGAGGAGTTGCGCGACAAGCTGGATAAGTTCAGCTTTAGGGTGACGAAGGACGAGTGTTTGGACCTGCCGGAAAAGCTTTACGCCAAGCGGGAGGTGGATCTAACCGAGGAGCAGGCTAAGGCGTACAAGGAGATGCGGCTGATGGCGCTGGCCCTGTTCAAGGAAGGCGAGGTGTCTACGGTGAACGCCTTGACCCAGATCATGCGACTGCATCAGATCGTCTGTGGCCATGTGAAGCTGGACAACGGCGACGTGCTGGACTTACCAAATAACCGGATCAAGGAATTGATGAGCATTGTCGAGGAGTCCGACGGCAAGATGATTATTTGGGCTAATTACCGGCACGACATTGAGGCGATCCGGATGGCGCTGTCCTCGGTCTACGGCATGAACTCGGCGGCGGCATATTACGGAGATACGGAGACAAACCGGCGACAGGAGATCGTCAACGAATTCCAAGATCCGAACAGTCCTTTGCGCTTTTTTGTCGGAAACCCAACTACGGGGGGCTACGGCTTGACCTTGACCGCTGCCAACCTTGTCGTTTATTACAGCAACAGCTTTGACTTGGAAAAGCGTCTGCAGTCGGAAGACCGGGCGCACCGCATTGGCCAGTCCAAAAACGTGACGTATATCGACTTGATCTGCCCCGGCACGGTGGATGAGAAGATTGTCAAGGCGCTAAGAGACAAGATAAATATTGCCAATCAGGTGATGGGAGAGGAGTTAAAACAATGGCTTATTTAATCCCTAAAAAAGACTTGTACGTTTACGAGCCCCTAGAGCGGATCGATTCACCCACGGGGCGCACCTACCGTCGGGGAGACGACGCGCCTGTGTCCAGTGTGACTACCATTCTTGACCAGACGAAAGATAAGCGCACCTTGGACGCGTGGGTGGCGCGTGTTGGAGAGGCAGAAGCGGAGCGCATTAAGATGGAAGCCGCTCGCACAGGCACGGCAATGCACTTGGCTATAGAGTGTTTTCTTGATAGTAAGCGATTACACCCACCGGAAGACTGGTTGCAGGCTCGCGGGTATGAGATGGGCTACCGGTTAATCAACAAGCACTTCTCCTCTTTAGAAGAGGTCTGGGGGCTTGAAGCACCGCTTTACTATCCCGGCAAGTACGCAGGCACAACGGATTTGGTGGGTTTATGGCGTGGAAAACCTGCCATTATTGACTTTAAACAAAGCCTAAAGCCCAAGCGCTATGAGTGGATCACGGATTATTTCCACCAATTATCGGCCTACGCTATGGCGCATGACGCCACATACGGCACCAATATTGATTACGCGGTGATTTTGGTAGCGGTGCAGGATGGAACAACGCAGGAATTCACGACCACGGGCCGCGAATTCGAGCGTCAAAAGAAGGAATGGATGGCGAGGGTAGAAGATTTCCTCGCCAAGAAGGCTACTGAATCGTCGTATCAAACGGGAACAGACGCTTCAACATCTCCCGGCTAGACCCTCCACCTGCGGGTTGTGGGCCCACAGATTGCGGTCCACCCCCACCAAGATTTAGCCCGGGGATACCTTTCGTAGGAACCGTAGTTGGCTGACGACGAGGTGTGACGCTCCGCTGAACCGGTGGCGCTTGAACCGTGGGCTCTGGAGCGGGTTCTTCAAAACGCTCGTAATTTAGCCCGGCAGCGGTCAAATACGCGTGCATTTGACGAGCCAAACGCAGTTGTTCGCCTTCTGTGACGCCTTTGCGCAAGAGCAAGGCCATCATCTGCGGGTCTTTGGTGGCCTCCTCAATGATGCCGCGAACCAAAAGCATCGGGGATTTGTCAAAAATTTGACGCATGTACTTCGAGCCTGCAGATGCTGCAATTAGGGATCCCGGGCCGCTGCCAGAAACACCCGTGCCGATACGGGAACCAACCACCCGCAATGCTAGTTCAGTAGCCGCATCCGCACCTTGTACTACACCCTCCAACAATCGACGGTCATCCATGGATTGTTCTACCCGTTTCATCGGGTTAATAATGCGTTTAAGGTTTTTCCCTTCAGAAAGGGACATTACGCCTTGGGAACGAAGGAGGTTGTAAATAGAGGGTTGATCTTTTGCAAGTGGCTTAAAGAAAGCATCCTCAAAAGCCTGAGCACTAAAGCCCTTGTCTCCACCTGCCTTAGTGAAGGCATAATCGTAAAGGCTAGACTTTAACCCTGCTACTGCATCTGGCCCGCCCGCTTTGGCGAGCTTTGTGATGTTGCTGAGACTCTTAATGGGAAAGCGGCTGTTTAAGGCGTCCGCTACCGCCATCGTCGGCGACTCAAACTTTAATATTTGTGCAAATGCCGTCTGATTGCGCAGATTCTTTTGCATGACGCTGTTGCCAGATAGTGTGGCTTTCAGTGCGTTTTCTGCTTTCACAACGCTAGATAAATCGTCCGTAATCTGCAGTTTATCTAACAGCGGTTTTTGCTTTTCTACGAAACGTGTGAGACGAGAAACGCTCACCCGTCCAGTGTTGGGGTCGATTGTCTCAGCTGCTGCAAGGCGAAGAATGCGTTCTTGTGCGTCACGGATAGATACAACACGACCTTCAGATAAGTCAGCTAAGGGCTTCAAGGATTGGGCTTGAGCACTGTCACGACCAAATTTATTAACCGCATCATCATACTGACGACGCAACATGCCTACAGCATCTTCAATATCCGCCATACGCATGGCAGTAAGGTCATTATTAGCACCAAAGGCACGTTGCACTAGCACCTCTGGAGGCAAAGCCGGTGCTCCAGTTGCCTTCTTCGCGAGCATTTCACCTGCAAAGCTACGGGTAAAATAATCGTTCAAAACACGAGAAAAATCACGAGCCTCGTTTAACTTTGAAGACTGTACTTTTGATAAGTCTTGCAACATGCCATCGGCTAATGAACCATAGAACCGTGTTTCGCTGTTCTCTCCTCTAACAGAAGCTTGACGCGATAAGTCTAAAAGATTGGAGCGAAGATTAACTAGATCAGGGAGTTCCGTTTCTTTTATTTTTGGCAAAAAAGAACTAGGGATCTTACCCGTTTCAGCAAACTCTGTTGTGTATTTCCCTTGCCGATACAGTGCAATAGCCTTGTCATCGATGCCTATACGAGACATAACGTCTTTAACAATCTTTGGCACTGTATCTTTATAGATGACTGGGTCAAGTTGAATCACTTCATCCAAAAACTTTTGTCCCGTATTAGTAGGAGCAACAACAGGATACTTAACACGTGTGACTTCTTTTGTGGTGGTTAAAGGCTTACCACCCGGTCCCAATATTTTACTTGGCACACGTTCAGTAGATGTCACAACAGAAGGGGTGCTGAGGCTATTTATAGCGTTGTCCCAAAGAAAACGCTCATGTTTACGGGCATCCGACAGTGATTCATAAGTCGCATCGCGAACGATCTCCCCAATCTGCTGACGCGCTTCAGGAGTGTCTTTGCTAATGTTACGAATCTTTTGTGCTGCATTGGCCAAGGCAATGCCTTGACGATTGTCGAGCATGGCACTAAACGCCTCTTGCCGCAATTGTGCAGCGGCACGAAGTGCCTGAGGCGTTCCTATGTCACTCAAGTTTTTAGCAAGAAGTTCATAAGCAGTTAGCGTCGTTTTGGCTTGTTCTGCAATCTCGCCGCCATATTTGGCATTACCTGTTGCAAGCGTGTTTTCAAGAACACTTAAAGCACGTGAGCCGGTCTTTTGTGCTGCAGTAGGTTGTGCTCCTCTGGGTAAGTTTGCCTCTAGCGCACGAATAACCTTATCAATATCTTCTCCAGAATCCTGCAAAATAGAATAGAGCTTATTTGCAGCACGTGCTTCTTTTGCGTCCTTAGAAAAGGCAGACATAACATTTCCTGCCAATGCTTTGGCAGAACCAAGGTGTATGAATAGCCTTGAAGGCGCAAGCACGCCTCCAGTAACTTCTGCTAAAAGCCTTGTGCCGGGTTCCCCGGGCGCAGTCTGTTCTGCAACTCCTGCACCAGCACCGGCACCCGCCCCAGAAACGACCTCTGCGGTCAGGAAGGATTTTGGATATTGCTGGGCTGTTCTGCCCATTCCTGCTAATACGTCAGTAAAAAAGCGTGAAGCACGTGCAGCCCCCTCCATGCCAAATTTTGCGGCAACGGGAATAGATAAACGAATAGCTTGAGATAAACGCTCTGCTTGTGGAACAGGGATGTTAAATGCAATAGGAGCCAACGCAATCGTATCGCCCCATGTCTTACCGCCTTCACGATAAGGTACTAAATCCTGACGCGAAACACCGGGATATTTAATATCAAAGTTGTCCCCTAATAGGCTACCCACGCCTATTCCCACCATAGTGCCACCTGCAACCCCTAAAGGCGCATAAGAACCCATATAGGGAGCTGCTGCCATACCTGCACGAAAACCAACTATTCCACCTGTTGTTGCAGGAGCAGTACGCGTCATTCCCTCAAGCAGGCCATAGCCTACTTCAGTCGCCTTTTCTCCAACAGTAGGTTCTCCAGCTCCGGAAATAGTTTCCAAAGTTTCAGGTAGTCCCGTAATGGGATTGATCGCGCCTTGCACACCCCCTGTAGACGCAGGAGCTACACCTGTTGGAGGTGCACCACTCAATAGTTCGGATGCGCGACCCGCCCCGCCGGGGGCAGACAAAGCTTCTAACTGTCTTTGGATATCATCAGCCATTATTGCCTCACGCGCAGGTCAGAACCGTTCCACAAGAACGGCGTACCGGGAGCTAGTTTTTGTACTTCTTTAATCGTATAAATGCGAACAGGGATACCGAGTTTAGGCCTGAAGTTCTCAATTAAGGTTTTAATTCGTGCATGTTCTTTACGCTGATCAACAGGAATATTCGCGTTCGTGGAATTACGTTCGGAATCACGCATGCGACCTAGTAAGAAATTATCAATACCGATTAATTTGTTACGCAATTTCTCCGGATCATCAAAGAAACGTGGTTCGACATTTAGCTCGTTTTCGATAGCTTTACGTTCAGTTTGCGCATATACAGGACTATTTTGCAAACTCTTCACGAGTTCACGGAAGTCTCCTAAGTAACGTGCGCGTGCCTGTGTAACATCTTTGCCTACGCCGCCAAGGCCGGGAATGCTAGATATCACATCTTTTGCTGTAGGGATCGGGCCGGTTAGAACAGGAGTCAACTCCCATAACGTCGGTTGCCTTTTTGCCGATGGAGCTGGCGTAACAGGTTCTTGATCCGTGGTCACTGCATCGGTAGTAGGAACTGCACTTGTGCTGACCGGTGCTGCAGCAGGCGCAGCAGTCGGTGCTTCAGCAGGTGCAGCACCTTTCTTACTACCTTTAACAGGCGGCGTGGGAATATTCTTGCGAAGGGCCAGTGAATTGGAGACGAAGTCTGGAATTGGTGGATCACGACGTACTACGTTACCAGTGAATGGATCCGTGTAATAAGTCGGCTCACTAATGATCGCATACGAGCTCTCAAAGCGGCGATCCATTTCAGGGGGGAGTGCCCCTGCACCATATTCAGGTGCAAACTTAGTGACGAAGTTCCATGCAGTGCCTTTGACACCAGACCCAAATCCACCGCTACGTGCGGCTGCTTTGACGATGTCAGCCGACGCTTTGCGCTGTGATTCCAACAGTTTGTAGTTGTACTCGCGGATGACTGCAATATCTTTCTCACCCGCTTGCAGTGCCATCGCTTTTAGTTCACGCTCTGCTTTGGACAACTCTCCTGCGCGTGCACCAATCATTGCAGGCACGTTTTTCATGCCCGCAGCAAAACGACCCACAGGCGATACTCCGCCACGAATCGGACGGCCTTCGGCATCTACGCCTGCCGCCACATTCAAGGCACCCGAAGCAATGTCAAACAGCATTTGCGCCTGTGTCATCTGCTTATCAGGTCCCAACAGGCGCTGATACATTGGCAGACGACTGGCCATCGCCTGCTCCAATGAAGGAGAGCGTTGAGGCCTCTCCGACATCAAATTAGCCAAATCCTGCTGGGCTTTTGCAACCAAATCTGGAGGGTAGAAGGCACCTTGGCCCCCTGCGTCTACTAGGGTCACGCCCTCCTCATCGGACCCCTGTTGAAAATGTTGAACAATGCCCCCGTTTTTCATTGAAATAGGGGCTTGTTGTTCAGCGGCAGCAGGTAGTGATCCAATCCCCCCGGGAGGCGGGGCCTCGGGCATGGGCATCGGAGGCGCGGTCTGTGGCCCTTGGGCCATGGCTGCTAAATCGGCTATCCCGCCTGCAGGAGCTGCCATCGGGCCTTGTGGAGCAGGACCTGCCATTTGTGCTGGGGGTTGCGCCATTGTGGCTTGTTGGGCCAAAACGGGCTGCAAAAGCGCCAAAACTTCTGTAGGCGTCTCTGCTGCCGCGCGGTAGCCCACCAAGTCGGCAAGTTCTTCCACGCGCGCGTCTACGGAGCGCATGTCGCCTCGCAGGTTGTTCATCAGGATTTCGGGCGAATCAGGACGACGGTCCATCATCTTGCCCATCTCCATCTCGTCGTCTTCGCCCTCATCTTCCATGTCGTCCATCGTATCGACTTGGTCCATGAAGCCTTGCATGATGCCGACGTTGTCCGCTTCTTCCGGAGGAATAGGCGGTCCTTTCTTTTTGAACAACGGCCTATCAAGTACCTTGGATTTCATCATTCCTCCTAAAACAAGCCTGCTTTCTTAGCACCCGCAGCAGCGGTTACGCCTGCAATACCCGTAGATAAGGCAGAGGTTAACGGACTAGGCGTAGGTGCAGTTGTTGAAGTAATTGCGGTCTGTGAACCCGGGGTCTTGGACAAAATATCCGACTGGAACGACAACAGTTGGAACGGCATCATCCTCTCCTGCATTGCTGATGCGCGTTGTGCATCCAGACGTGCTTGCTGCAATGCCTGCTCTTGTGCGCCGATCTGTGAGAGCAACGCAACGTCTGCCTGACCCATCTGCTGACCTGCCTGACCCAACTGCGCTTGCTGCATACCCATTTGACCCAGTTGCTGACCCGCTGCACCCAACGCGGCACCTTGTTGTAGACCAAACTGACCTTGCGTCTGTGCAAGATTGCCAATACCTTGGCCCAGTTGACCGTAAATGTTTGCCTGACCGCCAAGAATATTTGCCTGCTGAGAAGCAATTTGTGCAGGTAAGAGACTCATTTGTCCCAGTGCCTGACCACCTGCCAATTGACGTTGTTGTTGTGCTTCAAAGCCCTGTTGCGCAGCTTGCTGTGCCTGCAAGTAGTTTTGTGAGTAATCTTGCAAAATACGCTGGCCCATCACGTCCATCAGCCCACGTGCGGATTCTGCTCGCTGCACGCCTTCACGCGTACCGCCAAATGCACCAGAACGAACGGCTTGCGCTGCTTGTCCTTGCGAGGCAATGTCCGCCTGACGCTGCATCTCGCGAAGAGCGTTCGCAGTGACTTGCTGCTGGTAGGGATTCATGTACGCCAACGCTTGCGAAGGATCGTATCCGGCGGTGGCTCCCGGAATCATGGCAGCACCATATTGTGCCATTGGAAGACCTTGTCCCGCAGTTCCAGCTAACGCGCCAATATCGCCCGCAACCCCCGCACCTGCTTGATACGCGCCATAAGCTGCTTGCAATTGAGGTTGGATATTTAACGCACCAATGCCGCGCGCAGCCTCTTGAGTAAGCTGCTGACCGGCGGTCACACCTCTACCGGCCTCGGTCAAAAACGGCTGATAAGCCCCTACGCCTTTTTCAGCAAGTTGTGCAGCCTGCAGCTGACCTGCGCCAAGTCCTGCAATCTCGTAAGCAGGAAGCGCAAGAGGTTTTCCAACCTGTTCTTCCGCCGTTTTTAGAAGCCGTAATCGGGCCTCTTCAATCTTCGGCGCTTCCTGTATGGTTTGTACTTGATATTCAGTTGCCATGACTTATGCCCTCTTTTCCAAGGCTTTCATTAACGCGTACATGCGTTTTGCGCCCTTGCGCCGTGATCCTTTGCCCATGGCGCGAACTGCTTTGGCGGTGAATACAAACTCGCCATCCGAGAGCATGGCAGGGATGGAATCGGATGTGCCTGTGCCGGGGCCATCAATCGGCCCTGTTTTACGCGGATAATGTTGCGTGCCTTGTGCTAAGGAAGCAATGCCCCCTTCTGCCATACCCACGCGATAGGGTCGCCCGGTAGACGCCGAAACCAAATGAACCTTTGGCGTTATGAGGTAAGGATTACGTGCAAATAATTCGGCACCGCTGACCGGGATTTCAGGCTTTGGCGGAGGAGGCACGTCAAACGCCCCGCCCAGATAGGCCGCACCGAGACCTACTCCAGCAATTGGGCCGTAGGTTGCCAGCGTACCGGGCAGCGCCGCATCATAGGCGCGTTGAGCCGCAGCATTGGCAAAGGCTTCACTTTTTCCTGCCGCAATGGCCCTGTCATAGGCAACACTGGCAGCTTGCGATGCACTCTCTTCCCCTGCTTTTTGTATGCCGCTGGGCGAAAGATATTGATTGTAGATATCCTTCGCGCCCTGCATGCCTTGAGTTGCCGCCTCACCAAACTTACCTTGTCTGACAAGGCTCATGATGCCTTCAGAAGGGGCAGCAGCCGGTGCCGCAGCAACGGCTCCGCCCGGTGCAGTGGCAGAAGGGGCTAACTGGTAATCTCCAATGGTCCTTACAGGGGGGACATTAGCGCCCGTCGCTATTGGAGAAGGAGCGTTGCCCACACGAGCCTGCAAGTCAGCACCCGTCATGCTGTTCGCTCTAAAGCGCATGGCGTCATCTGCGGCACCTACGGCCTGCTCACCGGGAGAAACATTCGTGTAACCGCTTCCTTGTGGTAATCGTGGTCCGCCCGCTGCAGCAATATCGTCCCCCTGAGCCATAAGGGCCTGTGCAGCCTCGTCACTCATGCCCGCTGTTGCTTGTCCTGCTCCGGGTAAATTAACTCCGGTCTTTTCTGCTAAACCTTGTGCAAAACTGCGCCACTGCCCGGATACGGTCGTCGGTCCTGTATAAGACCCAGACTGCAATGCTCCTGCGCCGCCAGAGATGCCCGACACCGCGCCCGCCGTCAAACCGCCGATTGCTCCAGTCTTCAGGGAATCTTTAAAGCTGCCGCCAGCGAGCAGAGTTGAACCGGCACCACCAACAAAGCCACTGATCGCCGCCACACCCGCTGCCGAGCTCACGCCCAACATACTAGCCGCTGCCGGGCCCAGCAAGAAACCCAGCGCAACCGAGGTAACGATGCGCCCAACGGTGCTTTTAGCAAAACTGCGGATCGCGCTGCCGATGCCTTTGACCACACTCTTGACCGCGTTGCCCACAGACTTGAAGGCGCTGCCGATGGCACTAAACAAATTCCAAAACTCAGGCAAACCGGTTGCCGGGTTGATGCTCCCAGAGCCGCCAGAGCGGCGCAGCATCATCGCCTCCTGTGGCGTGATATGAGCCAACATGGAGTCGCCATAGCGGCCCAGACTTGCCAGACCACCTGCAATCGGGTTCATGACCATGCCGCCGCCCGCAAAGCCCTGAGCCGTGGGCCCTGAGACTTGGTCCAAGGCCATATCCATCGCGGCAAAGAACTCGGGGTCAAACTGGGGTGGCAGGAGCTCCTCAGGGACGCCCTCTGCCAAGAACTGGGCCCGCAGCTGCCCATAGTTGCCCGGATCGCGCAGAAGCATGTCGATCATCTGCTGAAGCAGATCGACTAGTTCAGGAGGAAGCTGCATGCTACGCAGCATGCCGCGCAGTTGCATAACCGTCTGTGGATCAACCTGTTCCGCAGCATTTAGCATCTCATTGCTAAATTCCTTTTTCGGAACAGATTGACGAATCTGCTCAAACACCGCCTCGTCTTCAGGGGTGAGATAACTCTGAGGAGGTTGCTCCATGCCGCCCATTTCCGGCGGCAGAGTCATGATGCCTCCCTGCATCGCGTCAGCCATGATTTTCCTTTCCAAGATAGCAATAGGCCTTCAGGCGAGGCCGCGCGCCGGGAAAGGACGCGAAATTGCTGGTAATTATGTGGTAAATCATCAGTTCCTGTCCATCTCTAGATAGCTCAAGTAAAAGTGAACTGTGGACACAGATGATTCAATTTTGAGCACATCCGTGGCCTCCAGCACCAAAGGCACCCCGGAGAAGACGTCCATCGTGGCATTCGTCGGCAAGCTGTAGCCCTTCAAGACAAAGTATTCCGTTGCCCCGCCCAAGGCATAAACCGATACCGTAATCGTCGCATTGCTGGCGTTTGCATTCGTAATCCGAAGTGACGACACTACCGCCGAGTTGGCGTCCGGCACCGTGTAGAGGTCCGTTTCCGTAGTGGCACTCGGAATCGCGTATTTCCTGAAGTATTTATTTGCCATATCGCTACACCGACACAAAGTTAACTGTTAAAAGCACCGACGGAATCTCCGGACGTGTCGGGCTGGTTCCCGCAGGATAGTGCTCTAAGTACACATCAAGGCTATCGGACCACCATGCAAGCTCCAGATAGTTATTGATGGGGTCGTTTACCGTAAAAATCCCGGAAACCGCAGGCACCACATGCGCCCATATCGTCGAACTCTTCCGCACAGGAATGTCAAAGCGCGTATTACTCAACGCAATATTTGCTCCGGTGTCCTTGGCCCATATTTCAAACTCCGCTGCCGTGTTGCCTTGGTTAGTAACCTGCAAAGAAAACGTCACCAAATAATTTCCAGCGCAAGGCACGTAAATCTTCGTGTTATCAACGACACGAATCCCGTTGCTCACTGCCGGGGCATCGTAACTAATGATGTTCTCGCCTGTGATACTCGCATTAGACTGATCATCATTGGAATTGATCATCGCAAATGGCAGCGAAATGCCATTCGATAACTGGAATCCCCGGATGCCTCCTGCAAAACCGCCACCCGCGCCACCCGTTCCACCAAACCAACTTTGTGCCGAAGCAATATTCTCATCTGTCGTAGACGTGTATGTGGCGTTTAACTGCAAAATAACCTGTTCCAAAGAACGAACAAGCTGGTTGAACTGCTCCGGACTGTAGTTCGTCGCAATTGCATTCGGCAGACGGACATTATTGATCTTACTCATCTCAATCCGTCCGGCTGGATGTCAACACGCAGCGTGCCATAGCGCCAGTTATTGTCTATCTCGTCACTCTCAATCCGTAAACTGATCTGTCTCCCGCGCGCACGCGTGTCCACCTTCTCTGTATTAGGTGCGATCACATACGGATCAAGAGAGCTAGGCTCGGCGGTAGACTGCGGATAAGCACGAAGCAATAGGTGTACCGTCAAATTACCCACTTGGTTTTTAAAGTCAGGTATAAACCGACGCATATACAGCATGTTATCGCCGTCGCCAATGTCAAAATAACCAGACTTGATATACGAAGTGATCGGAGCGCCATCGCCATTTACTCCATCCTCTTGGTAATAAACTCGCGTTCTACCCTCGGTCAAACCGTAGATCGTGGAAATCGTAGCCGCATTGCTATTCTCTAAGTAGGTAGTTGCAACAGGCCTTGCATATGTGCCTATGTCGCACCATGCGGTGCGCGCCATACTGCCTGTTGACCACACATTCTCAAGATAGTTGAAGGTTACGAAACGATCTATGTACGTCTCCCCAACAGAGCAATACCACCAAGTAACTTCATTAAATTGCGAGTTAACCCCCGCATGAAATTTCTGCTTCTGGGTAAGATCAAGGTCCTTAAAAACGTAATCCTGAACTGTGCAGGGGAGCTTTTTGACTGTACCGTCAAACACGTAAAACGCCTCAGGGCCCATCCAGAAGGCGACACCATTGACGTCTAGTGCAGCATGTGGCCCTAAACATCCGCAGTTTGCACCCAGCTGTTGAAACCCAAACGTGTAAGGAGGCCCAACAAACTGCATGCCGTGCAGTGAGGTGTCCGTCAGAATAAGTATTTGACCACGTGACCTAAACGCAGTCACGATTTCACTGCCGTCAGTCAAGCGTTGACCACCTGCCGTGTTCGTCGCACTTTCGATAAACGTGTTGATGTCTTCTTGGTTAGAAAACCGTACAAACATTGGATCTTGTGTGGCAGGCGAACCAATCGAATCCTCTGTTCCAAAACAAACCAAGTGCCTATCCGGAGTTGAAACCAGTGCATACTTGCTCTTTGTCGGCGCACCGGAAATTGCCGTCGCTCTTGACGTAGAGTTACTCGTGTCAAAGAGATAAATCCCTCCGTCTACTAGCTGGCAAATAACATCTTCGCCATAGGCGTCAAACTGCCAAACGCGAGAGGTCAGGTTAAGGCCCGCAGAGGGAGATCGAGGGGTGCCCCACGTAGACAAGCCCCATGTGCCCGTTCCCCAGCCAAGATCAAAAAAGCTCGTGTCAAAACCGACGTTTATCTGGTACTGACCTACAGTAGCCGCACCACCATCCCCGCTGTCTGAACTGTCCGCCGTGACCCCGATCTTTATCTTGTATGTGTTCGCGGTTGTAACTTCTTGGATCTCAAATTGAGCGTTTAAGTACGTTGCTGTCACGTTCCCGCCTAAGGAGACAGCGTCGCTAAACGTTACAAAATCCCCGGCAATGGCCCCATGACCGGTGTCCGTCACCGTCAAGATATCGCTACCATCAACGGCAGCAAAGGTTACATCTCCGGCCCCCGTTGTACGTCTAATCGGGGTGACATCCGTCCACTGGTTCCCATAGAACGAATATAGCTTACGTGTAGTTCCGACGATAGCGTGGGGAGAACCAGTCAAATCGTTCCAAGTAAAGACTTCGCTAGTCATACCAACAAGGTATGCTTCATTCTGAGAAAAAGGCGTCCAGCCCCCAAGCTTTTCCGGAAGCCCATAGCGAAAGCGGATGTAATCGCCATCGATCCATCCGCCTTCCGCACCGTATTCGGTATTCTGCTTGTCAATCCCCGGCTTTAAAGCTAACCTGAAGTAGGACATTTCTTCACCTTGTTACCTTACTGTTTCACCCATAAACAACGCAACTTCGGCCTTACGGCGGCGCACTAGCCCCGGCAAAACCCTGCCGCCTCCCTTGGTATACATCATAAAGCCTTCGGCAACCCTTTCCAACGACTCATTTCGGATGATGCGTTGACGCAAAGTAGATCGCTGAAACCCCCCTACCCCTATGTTGTAGCTAAGAGCGACGCAAGCGTCAAAGAGCTCTTGACGACCAGCCAGATTGGGAGCAAGTCGAAGAACACCACGTTCAAAACTTCGGAGCAGATTCTTGAAGCGTTCCTCCAACTCCGGTCTTGTCCATGTCCGATTGTGCTCTGGCGCAAGGGGGAACTCCTTTCTGATCATCCCGGCATAGCCTTCCTTGCGGGCTACAGGCAGGCGTATCTGCTCTTGGTGAAGAACCTCTCCATAGCCCACAGTCCAAAGATGCGCAGGACAAAGGTATGGTTTGTTCCTGTACCCCTCAAACTGGTGCATCAAATGGATGCCTTTGTCCGACGTTTTCACTTCTTGTTCCAGTTACGTGATCCGAACCAAAATCCGATGATTCCCCCAAGCATTGCCATCTCATCCTCAGAAAAGATAATTGTTGAGTATTTCACAACATCGTCAATGGTCGTGACCAGACCGGGGTGTGTGTAGAGGAAGTACGCCATGAAGACGTTAATAGCCACCAGTTCAAACACAAGGATGTACGTAACCGTCGGGCGCACAGTGCCCACATAGTTAGCCACCCACTGGCTGGCTTTCTCCAGCACCTTTTGGTCATGGGCCAGTGCTGCCCCTTGCATCTGGGCTTCTGACTGCATGGCTACTTGATCGGTACGGATCTCCTCAATCCGAGCCTGCGCAGCAAAACCTTGGGCAGCAAGCTGTAGCTCGCGCTCGTTTTGCATCCGGGAGAGTTCTAACTCATGCTTCTTGTCTGCCTTGTCTTGAAAGAACTCCATGACCTTTGGCAGGCCAGAGATCAGCAGACCCCCAAGAGTGGATATTAATGAAAGCATGTTTATTCCTTCCCTGCGCTGGTTGTGACCATGTCTTCGCCCTTGGTAACCGTGACTTTGCTGCCCTCAACCTCAACTTTCATGGGCGGCTCTTTGCGGTCTAGCTTGTCTAAACGCTCAATCAAGGCGTTGATCACCTCGAACTCAGGCTTTTCCTGCTTGGGATTTGCACCAGCAATCCCATTCAACATGGAGATAAGTGCAGTAAGTGCAGCGCCGAGCAAACCCATGACCGCTGCAATTTTGGATTCTTCTAAGGCAAGGGAAGACAAAACGCCGATCACCACAATGAATGTGATGTAAAACAAGCCCTGCTTACCAATCGCCTTGCCCGCAACTTCTTTAGCGGTACTGTCAGCTTCTAGTCGGTTTAATTCTGCCTTCGTCTGGGCCTTGAATACTTTTAGTTCGTTATCGTCCATGGGTCCGCCTTTGTTGTTTTATCCGTAACCGCCCTAATCACTTGATTGTAAAAGAGTTTCGGTCAGTTTGGATAGGTCTGCTTTGGTGTACTTTTGATAAGACGATTGCAGGTTTTCCGGCATGGGTACTTCTTCAATTACAGCACCCGTTTTTTGGGATATTTCTTTAGCTATTTCTAAAAATGAAATAGTCCGACCAGTGCCGAAGTTCCATACTCCAGACTCCTTGATATCAAAAAAGGCCTGATGTAGCTCTATGACTTTCTCACACGAAATGAAGTCCCTGCGATAATGGTTGCTGCCCTCAAAGACTCGAATCCTACCCGTCAAAGCCTGCTGATTAAATTTGTGAAAGGGTGACGCCTGATCCCCTTTGTGATCCTCATACCGCCCATAGACGTTGAAGTAGCGAAATAACTGCACAGGTGCTTTTGGGCTGATCCGCTCTACGTACTGCTCCACCATACGCTTGGATTCAGCGTATAAATTGGCTGGACGGCAGACGTCGTCTTCCCGAAAAGTGATGTTTTCCTTGCCATAAACAGACGCAGAACTAGCTATCTGAATAGGGATTCTGCGGTTTTGGCATCGGTTTATAAGATCCACCGAAAACTGGTAGTTGTACCGGACAAGCGCGGGCCAATCGGTGCAAGTCGTTTGGGTTATTGCCCCAAGGTGCAAAACCCTGTCTATGCCTTCCAGCGTATATTCCCCGTCCTCTGGTTCATAGAGGACAAGATCATGCTCTGCTAAAGCCTTGACCATGTTTTGGCCTATAAAGCCTTTATAGCCTGTCAGAAAGATACGCACTCGACATCCTCCTTAGACAAAGCATAAACCCCAAGATGACCACATGAGATAGCCGCCATCCTATTGGCAGTCTCCAGAGCAAAATCTATGTTTTTTGTTTTGGCGTGGGCGTAAGCAAAAGATGCCAGAAAAGTATCCCCAGCCCCACACACATCAACAATCTCAGACTGGAAGGCGGGGTAGTTTTTGCCCATGTAAAAGCAACCAGAAGCTCCATCAGTCACAATAAGCTTCTTAGGGCTAGGCAGGGATATAGCTTTCCTGCGCTCTAGGCTATTTATCTTTATGTAAGTATTGTCAAATAACCTTAGATCCTGTTTCTTGGTGTCTAGGTAGATTTCCCCATCAAACCTTTCACGGATCTTCTTTATTGCGTCGTAGGAAATATAGCCTTTGTTGTAGTCTGAGATGACAATAAAACCATACGGGCCATAATCTCTGTGCTCATATTCAACGCAATCAAGGTCTTCATCAACCCTCATAAGAATACGCCCAGACTTATTGTCAACGTATCTTATTTTCTTTGAGATATTCCCAATCGGAACAGAAATATCAACATCCAACATAAAAGCCTTGAGGTTCATGGCTACGTTGTAAGCCATACCCTTTTTAGCCTCTACGCTAATAAGATCCAACAAAGGCACTGGGGCTTCAGGATTGAGCCTTTTTACTATCCCATACCGATACTCATCGATACAGGTATCACCTATTACTAAAGCTTTCATTGCTGGCTATCCCCCGGAAATACCCTGTAGTTATCAGCAGACGTATCAGCGGTGGATACTTCAATAACTTTACCAGCCTCCAAACAGATCAACTGGTGAGGAAGTAACGGAATGTTGCGCCAAACATCGCCGACATTTAGTTCTATTTCTTTTATATCAGCGTTGTTTGTGTCAATAATTAAAAGACGAAATTTACCCTCCAGTACATACCAAGTCTCATCTTTTATTTTGTGAAAGTGCATGGAAAACTTTGCGCCTTGGTTAAAGTGCAAGATCTTCCCCGCATAGCCATAAGTGCTTGCCCAGATTTCTTCATAGCCCCAACCTTTAGGAACTATTTCCTTTTTGCATTTTTCCATACTGGATAATCCTTGTTGTTGAGTGGCCTTCAACAAAAGAAATAATGACCACTCTGGCTAGGCCATAGCCAACAACCTCCGATGGCGTGTAGTCCCCTCCTTTTGTAATGATGGCTGGATTTATTGTTTTTACAAGATTTAGCGGCGTATCTTCATCAAACACAACAACATCATCTACACACCGGAGGGCTTTTAAAACTGCCACGCGGTCTTCTACGCAGTTTATGGGGCGGTCATTTCCTTTAAGCCTTCTAACAGACTCATCAGAATTGACCCCCACCACTAAACGATCACCAAGCTTTCTTGACTCGTTTAAATAATCTACGTGTCCACGATGGATGATGTCAAAACACCCATTTGTAAACACGGTGATCATTTATTGATGTTTACCAAAAGATCAAAGCCTTTCTCTTCAATGCTGTAATTGGCAATACCAGCCTCATCCAACATAGATTGAAATGATTCTTTGGTGAAACCAGTCTTGTGGCGCATTGGTTCGTCACCGCGAACGATAGAAGGTCTGTAGCCAAAGAGAATATCTACCGGGCTTATCGGGCCACTAGGGCTTTCATAGACCGGAGAAAGCAGATTACCCTTTGCTATCTCTGCGCCAATAGATTTAAGGTTAGGAACTACAGCCCTGACAAACCCTCCGGGCTTAGTCAACCGCAAGAACTCTTTGACTACAGGAATTACCTTGTAGTAATCAAGATGCTCAAGCATATGGCTGGTATAAACCACATCCACAATCTCTGACTCCACGCCCGACAGATTGGTTACGTCAGCGCAAATATCCGGATCGTTCTTCTTGTCTATGTCCATTCGATACTCTTTAAGATCGACCAGATCATCTGCAAAGATAGAATCCCGGATAGTAGATTTGCCAGAACCTACGTTCAGAATAGACTTAATCGTCTTTTCTATTGGCAACGAGTCAGACAAAGGGTACTTATCCCACCACTCTCGCCAATCCATCAAAGGATCGTACTCAGTGCTGTACTGCATGTGCAGCGCCAGTGACGGAATAGGCACAAACAGGTAGTAGCCCAAGCTTCTAAACAACTGGTTGATGGATTCATCCTCCATCACGCCAGATACCTCGGACTTACCCATCTTCTCGAACAGATGCCACTCCTTATGAATCACTGATATATGAGTCATAAAACAAGAGGCCGTCATAACCTGTGTGCGCCAGTGCCGATCTGAAGACCGGACAATATGGCTACGCACCGCCACATTAACTGGCATGTACTTGTACGGATCATTGAACGGGTAGATAGATACTGGCCTGCCCATGTTGTTGCTGAACTCCACGGACGCACGAAGCATCTTTTCTATGGCTGTCTCGTCGTACAGGTAGTCATCCTGAGCAAAGTAAACCCAGTCCTTGCCGTGATCCCTGCCATGCTCATAGCAGCGCAGAATAGACGGCATGATCCCGTAGGTTTCTAAATGTTCAAGCTGTACTGGGAAGGTGGCTTTCGCCAGATTTGTTTTTAGATATTGAACCGACTGTTCATCGGAATGATCATCGAACACTTGCAGTTCGATCTGAAGGTCAGGCACGACAGCTTTGGCATGGTTGAGAGTGTCGATAAGAGAGGCAACACATCGTCGTGTTACCTCCGGCTTATCTTCCCCACAATACCGCTTCATTTCGTGCATTTTGAGATAGTGTTGGCTATCCCCTTTCGAGTGTGTTTGCAGCACGACTAGAAGGTGCATTGTTACTCCATGGGTTCAGTGGGCCAAGTACGGTTGTTGTCCAAGGTAGTGACATTCGTATACTGCGACCAAGCGGTCTTGTATGTAGTCCACTCATCCACTTTCACGCCTTCCGCAATCTTCTCATCAGCCTTAGCTATGGCATCAGCCGCCATACGATTGATCTGAGCAAGCTCCTCATCAATCTCAGCTTGAGTCTTCTTGCGGTAATCCTTCACCTCAACAACCTGATCGCCACGCACCTCATGGTGAGAGCCAATAAACAGGTCATATGCATCATTAGGCTGGTCTTCCAAGCTGTGAGGAAGCCATGTGTTATCGGGCGGCGTTGCATCAGGCCATGCGCGAGGGCCATCGACAACAGCGCCATCCACTACTTTGCACCAAGAATTAGACATTTTTCCTCCTTATGCTGCGATCTTTAATTGCAAACGATCTTCTAATGCTTTTTTGATATTAGCCATAGGCTCATCCCAATTTCCGTATTGGGTTTGTCTAAATAGCCGAGCGGAATCATACCAAGGTGAAGTGCTTCCCGGCAATGCCCAGCAGTAATAAGGCAATATCGGCACCAGAACCCATGTCTCTACACCCAGTGCAGCAGCACAGTGGGCTACAGACGTACAGGAAGTGATGACTAGATCGAGGCTTTTCAAGATGCTGGCAGTTTGCCGCCAGTCAGTTAGCTGATCTTTAAGATCCCCGAACGGCAGGAACTCCATTAGGTCATGGTCACGCTGCAAGGAATAGAACGTAGTCCCCGGCAACTGATGCAGGTCAATCAGCGGCGTAGGGTCAAACTTCCTGTGCTGCTCATGCTCAAACTGCGGATTGCCTGACCATTTAACGCCGACCTTCAAGGTACCGGGGCGCTCATACATATCTCGCTTGGGCGCATCCAGATAGGCTTTACCTATCATGTCCTCGTACTCGTATCCAATGGCATACCCCGCTGACATACCGGGCACCCAGTAGTCATAGTAGACACCGCCAGCCTCTGCCGCACCGTTAGATACCGGAGTAAAACCATTGTCGGCAAAGAACCCCATCAGGCTGGGATGGCAGGATACGATGACCTTAGCGCCCAGCTCCTCAAAGTCACGAGCAAACCTGACGTTCATGATCTCGTCGCCATGACCGCCCTCTGAGCGGAAGAGCAGAGTCTTGCCATGCAGATCCTCGCCTGACCATATCTGCCCCGGCAGCGCGGGAGAGCCAAATACATTCAGGAACCGGCCTGCATTCATCCCGTTAAATCCTTGGCGTAGCTTGCCGTGGCGCATGTCATGCCAGCCAAGATTAAAGATGATGCGAAGATCGTCCGGTTGATCCTCTAGCTTCTTACGCAGCAGATCCTCGGCTATATCGGGATAGCCTTGGATTGCTGCTTGTAGGGCAATGTCTACGTTTTCAGTTGTCATGACGTTGCTAATCCGCCTGTAAAAGTGCTTCTAGCATTAATTCCGGAAACCCAATTCGTAAGCGTTCCTACCTGCACTGGTGATGATCTATTTGTTGTTGTGCCATCACCAAGTTGTCCTGCGGCGTTTACGCCCCAAGCCCAAATAGTCCCATCATTTCTTAAAGCATAGGATGAAGTGCTTGCCGTAAACACATCAACCCAAGTTGTAAGAGTTCCTATCTGCACAGGGGAGGATCTATTGGTGGTTGTTCCATCGCCAAGATATCCCCCAGAGTTACTGCCCCAAGCCCAAAGAGTTCCATCAGTTTTTCTGGCAAGCATAAAATCCGCTTGATTAGATACAGCAATTTTTGACCAGTTGGTCAACGTCCCTACTTGGACTGGGGAAGATCTCGAAACAGTTGAGCCACTACCAAGAGCGCCAGAGGTTCCCGCGCCCCAAGTCCACAGCGTCCCGGTTGTTTTGATTGCGCCTGTTTGATTGCCCTTTGATGCGACAGCCCAATCAGTTAATGTTCCAACTTGAGTTGGCGAAAGTCTTGTGACTGTATCACCAAGGCCAAGAACGCCATTGTTGCCATTGCCCCATGCCCATAAAGAGCCATCAGTCTTAACTATATCGGTACTCCAATTAGTCAGCGTACCTATTTGAACAGGAGAAGAAACTGATGGTAAATAAATATAAGCAGGAACAACAGCGGTTGTATCGCTTGGCCCTGTATAACCATATCCCCATGATGCAATAGTGTTGTCTGTTTTTTGGGCTACAACTACGCCATTTGTTACATAACTCCCAGAAATTAATCCAGAGTATCCTGTACCAATCTGGACTGGCCCTGATTTACTTGAAGTCGTACCATCACCCAAAAATGATCCTAATCCAACAGACCACAATGTATTATCGTTTTTTACAAAAAAAGAATTTGAATCAGTATTGAAAGAATATGCCCAGTTATTTAATGTTCCAACCTGAACAGGAGATGAATATGTAACAGTATTACCGAGGCCCAGTTGACCAACATTGTTTTTCCCCCAAGACCATAACGTACCGTCAGTTTTTACAGCAGAAACAGATCCATTAAAGTTTGTTGAAGAAGATTTCATGTAAGACCAGTTGGTCAATGTTCCAACTTGAATTGGAGATGATTTAGCAGTAACTGTTCCATCGCCTAATTGACCTTGAGCATTATCTCCCCATGCCCACAATGTTCCGTCATTTTTAATGGATAAACTTGAATAGGATGCGGTAAATAATTTACTCCAATTAGTCAAAGTTCCTACTTGCCTAATCAAATAATTACTAGTTACATCTCCTTGCCCAAGCTGCCCATATCCGTTATACCCTGCAGACCATAATGACCCATTTGTCCCTCGCAACAAAACATAACCGTCATTATTTGAACCACCATAAACAGAAGCATCTGCCCAAGTAGAAAGTGTTCCTACTTGAATTGGAACAGGTACTGGAGATGGAACGCCAACACCAAGAACATAATAAGGCGCCGTTCCACTACCATTGGTATTGTCCCCACATGTCCAAACTTGGTTACTGGTATTTTTAAAATAACTTCTGGTGTATGGCGTACCTGTTCCCAAAACTTTTATATCCGTCCAACTCGTAAGAGTCCCTATCTGTACCGGAGAACTTCTGTTTGTTGTATCACCTAAACCTAATTGTCCAACAGAATTATTCCCCCATGACCATATGGTTCCATCATTTTTTAATGCAACGGAAGTTTCGCCACCAGCGGCAATCTTTGACCATGTAGTCAATGTCCCAATTTGGACTGGAGAAGAATAATTTGTTGCATTATTTGTTCCTAACTGACCGCTGGGGTTGTACCCCCATGCCCACAATGTGTTGTCATTTTTAAGAGAAATCATGTAATTATTTCCAACACAAATACTTGACCAGTTAGTCAAAGTTCCAATTTGTATTGGAGATGATTTATCTACAGTTGTTCCATCGCCAAGCTGCCCAAAAGTGTTAGCGCCCCAAGACCATAATGTTCCATCTGTTTTAATGGCACCAACAGAATAATTTGCTTCAGAAACACTTAACCAATTAGTTAGCGTACCAATTTGTGTAAGAGATGATTTATTAATGGTTGTGCCATCACCTATCTGACCAGCATTATTTGCTCCAGCGGCGTAAAGCTCTCCTGTTGTATTAATAAAATAGTTTGTTATAAAACCAGTAGAAGCTTTAGACCAGTTACTTAAAGTTCCAATCTGAATCGGAGAAGAATAAGTAGTAAGGTTGCCTACCCCAAGCTCTCCATAATTTTGCGTGCCCCATCCCCATAAAGTTCCATTTGATTTAATCCCAAGAGAAGTTGCGCTTCCATCGGATATAGAAGACCAAATATTTGTGTCAATTACTTGAGGGCCAGAAGAACTAGTAACAGTTCCATTTCCTATTTGGGAATTAGAATTATTCCCCCATCCAACAAGGTACCCTTCTTGAGTAAGAGAATGAGTTACATATCTTGAAGATCCACTATTTCCTAATGTCCCATAAGATAAGGCAATTTGTACAGGGGATGAAAATGCGGCTGTATTTGCAAGATTAGTGGCTGATGGCCCATGCACATATCCAGCTCTGTCCCCCCATGCCCACAACGTACCATCTGTTTTGATTGCAAGAGAGTAATTATTGCCAGAATAAACCTTAGACCAGTTAGTCTGAGTTCCTATTTGGATGGGAGAAGATCTCCATAGCGTTGTGCCATCCCCTAACTGATAAGAATTATTATTTCCTGCGGCGTACAAAGCACCGCTTTTAATATAAAGACCGCCAGTGCCATAACTTACGTCTGAGTATTGGCTGTCCGTAAATTGAGTTGGGAAGGTAAGTGATTGATTAGCAGTACCCCACGTGCTATTACCAAGCTCGCCATTTGTATTGCTACCCCAACTCCACAATGAGTTGTTGATTTTTATCGCACTAGCGGTAGAATTACCCCCGTTGTAAACTGATTTCCAATTAGTTAGCGTTCCAATTTGAGTTGGCAAAGAGCGGTCAAGTGTTGTTCCATCACCTACTTGCCCTACGTTATTACCCCCCCATCCCCACAAAGATCCATTCTGGGCGACCGCTACCATAGCCGTAGATAGTCCTGCTACAGAAGCATATTTGCGTGTACCAAGATCCACTACTTGCGGGGTTGAGAAGTTTGCTGCGCCTAACTGGCCTGATGCATTTCCAGCGTTTCCTCCGTTCCAGTTATACCCATCGGTAGTTGCAAATAATGAGGCATTAACACCCATCGCAATAAAGGTGCAATCACTTCTGGCTCCAATTTGGATTGGGCTACTGTAGCTCGCTGTGGTTTGAACACCAAACTGACCTGCGTTATTTACACCCCAAGCCCAAATAGTCCCATCAGATTTTTTTGCCGCTGCTGAAGATGTTTTAAGCGAAATATCATTCCATGTTGTTAGGGTACCAATCTGCACAGGAGAAGACTTGTTTACCGTAGACCCATCACCAACTTGCCCGGATGTGTTTAATCCCCATGCCCACAAAGTGCCGTCTGTTTTTAAGGCAACAAAAACGTTAGTCCCCGCAGCAACTTTGCTCCAGTTACTTAACGTGCCAACCTGAACTGGCGAACTTCTTGAGGTAGTTGCGCCTGAACCTAATTGACCATCATTGCCTTGCCCCCATGTCCATAGGGTGCCGTCATTTTTAACGGCAGCGCATGAAAGAAGACCTGCTACAGCGTAAGTCCAAGTAGTTAGTGTCCCAATTTGAATAGGGGATGATTTACTAATTGTCGTGCCATCCCCCAATTGACCATTACCATTACCGCCCCAAGACCATAGCGTTCCATCCGTTTTAATAGCAACAGAAGTGGATGCTTGACCCCCCACAAGGCTCCAGTTAGTTAATGTGCCAACTTGAACGGGGCTGCTGTAGGTAGTTAGATTACTGGTGCCAAGAACGCCAGAAGGGTTGTTGCCCCACCCCCATAAAGAGCCATCTGTTTTGATTGCTTGGGCATAATTAAGCCCAACATTAATTTGACTCCAGTCAGTCAAAGTCCCAACTTGAACGGGTGAATTTCTTGCGGTAGTGGTTCCGTCTCCAAGCGTTCCAGTGCCGCCCGGCCCCCATGCCCACAACTGACCCGTTGCAGTAATAGCTAGGGTATGGTTTGCACAACCACCAGTCACAAACGTCTTCTTAAGCGCAACAGCAACAGGCGAGCTACGACCAACAGTAGCCGTAACAAGGCCAATCCCTAAACGACCGTTAGTATTAGCCCCCCATGAATACAAATAATTGCCGACTAATCCTGCTGCTCCAGATATAAACTGACCCCACGCCCGTGAGGTCATCGCAGCCAAACGTGATGCGATAGGCATTTGCTACCCCTTATGCAAACTGAGTCTGAGATGCAAAGACAGTGAATGTCGCAGCGCCCGTCTTGACGATGGTGTACACATAAGCGTCAATACTGCTGGCGTTACCTGAGCTTGGTGCTGCACCACCCTGCCACTTGGGCGTTATGGCATTACCATCTACTTGAACCGCGTTGTTGTAATACGGCGTTGCGCCCTGTGTAACCAAGAAAGCCACAGTAATACTTTCGCCTGTTGCCATTGCAGTATCCAAGGAGGTGCCGCCGCTTGCGCGGAAGTTCACCGTCCAGTTGGCTGCTGCATTACTGGTGTAATACAGAACAGACTGTGTGGTTGCATCATAGTTAATCGTACCTGTTGCTGCCGTGGCGGATACTGTTACAGCCTCCAGCGCGTTTACAAACTTGGATGCAAGGACGCTCGTCGAGCCGGAGAACGTCTGCTTTGCAGTGAATGTGGTTGAAATAGCCGCAGCTGCAAAGCTCGAAAAGGAAAGATTGCCCGAGCCATCCGTAGAAATACCCTGACCAGACGATCCGTCCGTTGCAGGCAAAACATACGTCAGGTTTGAGGCCACCGATGCCGGAGCTTTTAACCCAATGTAATTAGTGCCATTGTCCGTATCTTCATACAAACGCAAATCAGCTGCCGAAGACGAAGTTCCGGAGACATTTATCGTCCCAGTAAACGTCGGCGCTCCAGCATCATCCAAAGTCGCGCCCGTCGAGTTCTGGAGCAACTTGCCCGTGGTTAGATCAAACCGGGCAAACGCATTGTCGGTAGACGACGCCGGTCCAACAACGTCACCTCCCAAACCTGTCGCATTAATCGTAATCGACCCAGAGCCATTTGTGATTGTGACCCCGGTTCCCGCCGTAAGCGTCGCCTTCGTTAAGGTGTTACCAGTGCTGTTGCCAATCAAAAGCTGACCATCGGTGTACGTAGTTTGACCCGTACCTCCGGATGGAACAGGTAACGCCGACCCAAGCGTTAAAGAAGTGGCGTGATTAGTTACATCAACAACATTCGTCGCGTTGTTGAAAACGATCATCGTCTTACCCGCAGGCACCGCAATACCCGTTCCTGTCGAGTTCTTGACAGTAACGGTATCCGCAAGGCCGTTATTGACGATGTACTGTTTCTCAATCGCAGGAACAATCAGGTTCCTAGCGCCACCAGACGTCCCCGTCAGATTCAGACGCAAAGCCCGCGCATTCTGCGCAGCATTCGTATCCGTCAGTGTCAGCGTTACGTCTCCGCTGGAAAACGAAACGTCCGCCGAACCTGTAATGGCCTGCTCAATAGCAGTACCAAGATTGGTGTTTGTAGTTGAACCCCACGTACCTGATTGCTCGCCCGTAGCAATGAGTTCTATCTTGAGATCGCTATATGTACTTGCCATTTTTTACCCCTATCAAGCCGCATCCACTTCTACCCAAGTGACACTTTGCGAGTCATCCACCACGGACCAGCTACTTGCTTGGGCATCGTTGACCGCCACCCAGTTAATGGTCTGTGAATCATCCACGATAGTCCACCCCCCTATCGTAACCGACCCTACTGCCCCCGTGCCAACTACCCCAGTGACTATCTTACTATCGTCTATCTCGACCGAAACGGTGCCTAATATTGCAGTCGCAGACACCCCGGAAACCGTAATCGTCTCATTTGTCGACGCAACAACTGTTCCAACTGCCCCCGTCCCGACCACACCAGAAACGGTGATCGTGGTGTCAATGACAAACGAAACAACACCTATCTGCCCTGTCCCGACTACACCAGTAGGCTGGTAATCCGTGTCAATCTGGAAGGTAACCGTACCTACATCACCGGTTCCTGAAACACTGTCTGACGTAACCCGAATTAAAGGAACGACGTCTGAAACAAACCCGCTTCCTTCTACTCCAGTCAGGGTTACTGAACTGAAAATATAAACAGAAACGGCACCTATACTGCCAGTGCCGTTAACGCCATTCGGAACAACGATGTCGTCAACGACGACTTGGAAACCACCAACTAAACCAGTCCCATCAACTCCTGTTGGTACAACCGAAACGACAACGCCGACCGTGCCAACTGCACCAGTGCCAGAAACACCAGTTACAGAAAGCTCTTCAAGATCAAGGCCCCAAGAGCCCCTGCTCCAAGGACCTGAACCCCATCCGACGTAGTCCGCCACATTGTTTTCCTATCAAGCAATGCGAATAATCGCTGTTGCAGCTGCAGCAGCGGGAAACTGAATCTGAAAATCGCCAGAACTCACCTGCTGGTCCCCGCCAAAGCTCAACACCGCACACGCGGGATTGCCTGAAGCCGTGTCGTTGTAAATAATTGCACCAGACGTAGTAAACGTCGCTGCAGACCACGTCGTGTTGTCGAAGTCACACACCGCCGTGGTGCCGTCCGCTACAGGCGTAACCGATGTCAGCGTATTGCCGCCAGTCGTATATCCGTTTCCATTAACCAGCTCATCAGAGTTGCTGGTCAGGTTGTCGTAACTTGTCGTAGCAGCGCCATACGTACCAGTGACAGACGCGGTAGCCTTACCCAAGGCAATCTTAAACGTGTCGCCGGTAGACGCAGTAAAGTTATGCACAGCCTTCAGGATCTCTACCTTGAAAGACGTCGGCATTGCTGTAGTAAATCCCGCCATGTCAATTCTCCAAAAGTTTTATCAGTTCCGGATGCCCCGCTTCACGCAAACGATTGGCGAGGGTCGTATTATGCGAAGCCACGGCTTGACGCATGTATCGTATAAGCACTGCACGAATCTGGGTGCGGAAAGCCTCTGCCTGATCACGAATGACCGGATGTGAACCTTCCCCAATGTAAACAATCTTTTCCAACGCCATCTCAGCCACTTCCTCCGGCGTAAACCCCCGCCCAGAGACAGAAACGGCCTTGACTTCACCTAATAAAACGCCTCCACTCGCACTAATCATGGTCCGGGTGACTCCGACTTAACCTTCAAACGAATCATGCCGTCTCTGTACTCATCGCGACGACGGCGACCTTGCTGCTCAATGCCCAGACCCTGCAGCGCCTGTTTGTAGCTATTCTCGAAGTACCCCAGCATCTCCCCCGGACCCTTGGTATAGCTGTAGGCCTGAATCAGGCACGCATATAAAAGGGCCTCAGGAGCGTTGATGCTTACCCAAGTAGTCGTATTGGTAGAAGACAACTGTGCCGGTCGGTAAATGTAACCAAGCTCAACCGGGAAGTTTGAATTAGGCGTAGGCGCCACATAAAAAGTGTTCTGGTCCCACACCGAGTAATACTTCGGAGTCCCAACATCACTGCCGTCCGCCCAGTATTCTTTCATGAACGACGTGTCGCGGAAGCTCAGGAAAATCTGATCCCCGGAGGCGTTCGTTATCATGATGTACCGATGCGTCAGCAAGTCGGTAGGTGCCGTCAAAAACTTATTACCGGAAGTCATGGTGCCGGTAACCTCTTTTTTGAAGACATCCAAATCAATATCCCTGAGGATACGATTCTCAGCCATGGTGATGAACGTATTGATCACCGAGCTCGTGAAGACATTGCTTCCGACCTCAGTGTAATTACGTATGTTAGTAACCAGTTCGTCGTAGGTCATGGCTAAGTTATGACAATCGTTACATTCCCCACTGCCCCATATCCAATAGGTGGCGCCTGCAAAGGATACGGTCGCATATCAGTAATATTTTGCGCCGCATATGCACTGCCCCTACTCTGGAACGCTGAATCAGCAGGCATCCCAACAAACACCGTCGTGGGCTCCACCCGGTCAGGCCTCGGATCTTGCAGTGCTATTGCGTCACCTTTGTAACGCAACGGATCTAACTGCGGCTCCTTCGGCTCGTAATCGTCCGGACAAACCTTAAACCCACGCCAGTTCTTCTTTAATACGTTGTACGGATAACGCTGACCACAGTAGTCGCATAATCCAAACGAAAACTTTCCGGTAGCAAACGCCACACTATGCTCCTAACTCCGGAACAAAATAGGCACTTGCAATGTCCCGATCCTCTGCAGCCGCACGGGCAAACTCCTCCTCATACAGCTGTTTCATCATCACCGTACGCTCCGGTGCATACTTTAACGACAAGTAATACGACAGTCCTGCCGCTAAACAAGGCAAAAACCGGAAGTTGACGTCCGCCGTGTTTGTATACCCTCCCGCATCCTGAATCCTGCGAATACGGTAATACCGCAACTGATAAGGCTGGTTGGGCGTAGGGTACAGAAACACCTTCGGAACATTCGTACGCTGAACGTAATACTGCGCAGGCTGCGCCTGCGTGGTCTTGTCCGGTATGTTCAAATACTCAGCGCGACTGATGCGCTCAATAATGATGTCCGTGGCCGGACTTTGCCCTGTCAAACGTATAACAGCGGACAGAACATTGACCGTATCTGTAGGCAGGGAGATTTCAGTATCCCCCTGCACCAGATTGTAAGTAGCTAAATCAATAGTCCACAGGTTCAACCCACGATTCGCCCAATCCAAAAACATCAGATTCAAAGAACGACGGGCCGTAGAAAGCTGTTTGCCGTTGGTCATTTGCATGCCCAACCGCTCAAACGCCTCCTCAACCAGTTCTTCGATCTGGAGGTCGAATACCGTTGTACCTGAGGTAGCCATTTAGCACATACCGCCTTTTTTGTAGCCCTTGACCATGCCACCGCCCATCATCTTCTTGCCCATAGCCATCTTCTTATGCTGATTAACGGCACCGCCGTTTTTCATCATCACAGGGCCAGTTTTGTTGCTTGTCTTTGACAGCATCTTGTTGCGAGGACCACTCTCTACGCAACCGCCGCCTTTGGTAGCAGCACCCATTCCACGTCCAGCCATGATCACATTCCTTTCTTAGCTTTACCGCCCTTTTTCATGCCCATGGCCATCAAGCCGCCATAACCCGTTTTACCGCTTTTCATTGCACGACCCTTAGCATCCGAGCCCTTTTTCTTCATTGCACGACCTGCCATATCTGAGTTCTTCATCAAAGAACCATCAGGCATCTTATGCATACCCTTGGGAATAGACTTCTTCATTTCTTAGCCTTTCTTTTTGGTGGTTTAGCCGTTTTGGCCGATTCGATAAACGCCTGTGTCGTAGGCGCGCCTTTGGTTCCCGGCTTACGCATTTTCTCGCCCGAACCCGCTGCGATACGTTTGCGTTTAGCCAAAATATTTGCGTAAAGACCCGGCTTGGTTGCCATACTTATCTCCGCTCAATCAAACGATCAATCTTTTCTTCAATACGATTGAAACGCTGGTCAATGTGTTCCGTAATACGTTCTACTTCAGCATTTGTAACATTGTCGCGAGCAATCTCTTCGCGAGTACGGTTAAGCAGGATCGTTATGCGAGAGAGTTCACTAAACTTCTCATGCATGATATAACCCAAAATACCCATTAAAAGGGTAAGAGCGCCGCTCCAAATCTCCACAAACTGCACCATCTTCTCCTTAGCATTTCCAGCGGCGACGCGCTTGGCGAATACGGCTGTTCGGATCCTTGGCCGCGTCCGGATACATTTTCATCTGCCCAGCAGACCGCGCACAAAACGACTTACGACGCTTCGCGCGCGCAGGCGATGGATCCTTTTCAGTCACCGCCGTTTGCAACTTGCTGCCGGGATTAGCACGACGATAGGCCGCAACGCCTTGTTTCGTCATGCCTGCACCCGACTTGGTGGGTCGGAAATTTCCCGACTTGACCGAAGTTGCAATGCCCATGCCCTTGGACTTTTTAGTGGCCATGGCTAAACCGCTGCTCCACCCACAAATAGCACTGTTACACTGTCTATCTCAGTGTCTGCAATGTCGATGTAGACCCCATCCTTAAAAAGAATTCCATCGTCTGGGAAAATCAAATCGACTGCGCCAGCTGCCGCAGGACTGTGGATAGTAAGCAGGGCAGTTCCACCACTTGTACTACCGTTTTTTAGGGAAAACGAAGACGCCGTGCTACTACAGGTGTAGTAAACACCTTGTACGCGTGTCCTACCGCTAATTGCAGCATCAGATTCAGTCTTCGTTACCGCCGAGACATCACTTGCGAAGCTCATTGCTCTGTTCCTTCCGTAGACTCTGGATCAGGTAGATCCAGTCTAGCGACCAAGGCATTCAACACATCAATTGCTGCTTGTGCAGCAACGGCCACTTCATGCGCGTGGTTCCGTTGCTTTTCCATGTTCGCTAACTCAGAGAGTAAGTATTCTTTAGTGATCTGCATCAGGCTGTATCCGATACCATAAGGTAGTACGTAGTACCAGAAGCATTCTTGATTGGGATCACGTGAGAAACAGCAGCAGCAGACTCAGTAGCCACCATAGCATTTGGGAACACAGCAAAGGTGCTAATGGCTCCAGTTCCGCTATTGGTCATACGCAGGTACGAAGCGTTCGTCCAAGTACCGCCAGTAGCAAAATCTGAATCCAATTGCAGTGCTGCAATCGTTCCGCCCGGATTAGTTGAGCTACCACCCAGAGTTACACGTAGTGCATTACCCGCACCAGAAATAGTGCCACTACCGTTAATTGATAGGGAAATGTGTGCACCGTTAACAGTGCCACCCGTTGCCGCATTTGCACCCGTTACACGAGTAAATGCACGCAGCGTTTCCCCCGAACCGGTCGAGGTGATGTCCAAACGGCTGTAATTCAGACGTGTATCGCCTGTGGTTGCTGAACTAGTAACATACGAGCTTGAAACATTGCCCGAAGTGGTTACTGCGATAGGGGAAGTAGCGGAGCCCGAAATAAAACCGTTGTCAGATGCAACTGGGCCCGAGAACGTAGTTCTTGCCATTTTGATAATCCTCACATGCGAGATTTATGGCATATCTGTCTGCATGTCGTCAGCCGGGACTGTCAGATATGCCGGATAAGCCCGGAATAACTCAAATATACACGACTGGCTGTAAAAGAAAAGGGGAGCCGAAGCTCCCCTTTTTCTCTTAGGCCGCGCCGGGCGAACCGAAGATACCGCGCCAGTCGGAGAAGCCGAAGCTGTAACGCTCACGCGCTTTGTAGCGCACGTTACCAGTCTCGAAGTCACCTTCAAAGGCGGTTTTCATGCTGACACGGTCAAACATCTTCATGCCGTTAGGAGCATCGGTCTTGATGAACCATGCATCTGGATCGGTCAGGTAGTGGTTGACAGTGTAACCCTGCGGAATCATGCCCATGTTCTTGATGGCATTGATATCGTTGTCAGCAGTGCCGACACGCAGAGTGGACTTCATGATGCGGTCCGCAGTGAACTGAAGCTCTTTTGGGATGATTAGCTTCAGACCTTGGATCGCGATCTTCAGGTTACGCTCGTCTACCAATGACTGGATGTCGATGAGGGCCTGCTCCAAAGAAGTCTCGGAGAGGTCAGCAGCGGTTGCCAGTTCATTTTTCTGGTCTGGACCACCAATAATTGGGTGATCTGTCGAGCATAGAGCAACACCATCACCACCAGTAGAAGTAGTGAAAGCACCATTCAGAACAGATGCCGCTTTGATCTGCTTGGTGGTTGCCATTGAACGAGCCAGTGCCATGGTATAACGACGAGACAGACGGTCGTACAGGTTATCTTCCACAGCCTCTTCAGTCAGCGAGAACGCCAAAGCGATAGTCTCGTGAGTGTAGCGGGCAGTGTAGACTTCCTGCGCGGTGTCGTAAGCCAGACCAGCGCCTTCGGTTTTGACCGGAGCCTCACCAAAGCCGGACAGCATGACTTCCTCTTCAAATGCGCGATCAGATGACTCAACATCATAGATCTGCAAATGCTCTTGCTCGTAGTTCTTATACTCAAGGCCGAACAGGGCGTTTAGGCCCGGCTCAAGTTCCTTAACTAGTTGTGCACGTGTAATTGCCATGATTTAGCTCCTTATTCGCCCGGTGTGCCAACACTGCCATAGCTGTGGCAGTTGATCTTGACAACTACTTGAGTGAAGTTCTCCCCTAGTGCATTGCCGGGAACATCATATTTACCGACAATCTTCAGCACAAGAGTTGAACCTGTGCCTACTGTGGAAGAATCGAGTTCCATATTAGATAGGCCACTGATGGCGCTACCTGTAGAACCGACGGTAACTTCAGCATTTTGACCCATGTCGGCTTGGACAATGTCCTCATCCGCTTGGATCACAAACAGCTGACTTGGATCGTCAATCACATCAGCCTGAATTGTGCCGGTAGTGATGTTGACGGAGCCGGGATAGTACATCTTCCATGTGGGCTTGCCAGTGGTTGGGTCTACGTAATAGCAGCCATTGAAAACACCCACAGCAGTGGTATGGCTTGCTGCTACATACTTAACGATGTAACCGCCAGCGATTGTAACTAGATCGCCTTGATAGATCGCACCAGATTGGTTGTCTGCAATCTGATACCCATACTGCTTTTGGGCACCGGTAGCGGATAGATTACCAAGCGGGCGCAGACCATAGGCTTTATCGACGTTTGCCATTTGTCTATTCCTTAAAAAAGTTTACTCATCGGCCTTCGGGCTTCCAAAGACCGTTCGTGACCGACGTTGCGGATTGTTGATGCGCATGCTGTCATGAGCATTTGCCTTCAACAGATCGTTATCTACGGCCTGCAATTGATCTCGGGTGCGCGAGGTGTAATACGCATTGCGCTCTGCAACCGTTTCTTCGGGAATACGCGCCAAGAGCAGACTACCTACGCTAAGTACACCAGCGTGGCGGCTGCCTTCCGATGAAGTTCCAAGGAAGTCAGGATATTCGTCGGCACGAACAAGTTCGTAGCCTTCGCGTAGCCGTGAAGCTACGTTGATACGGTCATCATATCCATTTGCTTCTGCTCGAATCCAACGGTGCTTGTATCCCGGAGGCGCAGGAGGCGCATCCAGTTTAGAAGGAGGGGCCCACGGCTTGCGGCGCGCAGTTGCGGAACGTGTTTCAGTTTCACGCGACTTGCGATTTAATGAAGGCACTTCAAGTTTGTCCATGGTATTACTCCTTTACATATTTGGCGTATTCCTCAAGCGGAACACCCAACTTTTTGGCAATCGCTACCTGACTCGGAGTCAGTTTCACGGTGCGGCGCGCGTTATTAACTCCCGACGAACGGGTTGCAGGAGCGACGGAGTGCGCGGCCCGTGCTCTCTGTGGTTTTTGTTGCATAGACGGATTATTTCCTCTTTGGAACTTGTTAGGAAACGCTTCGCGTATACGCCTGTCCAGCTCATCATAGTACTCTTCGCTTTCGGGGTCAAATCTCTCATCAATCACCAACTGGCGATGGATGCCCCATGTGGCATGCGTCATAGCAGTATCCGTTCCAAACCATGGATTCTGCTCCGCCCATTCCTCTGCGCGCGGGTCAGGCTCGCGAGCGGCCTGTTGCGGCGCTTGCTGGGCCTGTTGTCGCATTGCCGCCTGCTGCTGGGCCTGAAGCGCAGCCGCTTCATCCTGCTGTTGTCGCTGGGCCGCTGCCTGCTGGATCTGACGCTGGTCCATCAGGATGGCAGTTAACCGCTCCTGCGCCTCCGTCTCGGTATCCATATCGCCCTCTTCCCGCGCTTGGCGCAAGACTTGCTTTAAGGCTGCGATTTGGGTATCAATTCGGCCCTTCGCCTCATAAAGACGTTCGGTATCCGTCTGACGGAACTGCTGTTCTAGCTGCGTTGCACGCTGCTGTACGCTTTTTGCGTATTCAATAGCCGCATGCTCACGACGCTCCGTCTCACGAAGACGCGCTGTTAGCTTTTCAATACGCTTTCGGACATTACTGCTGTATTCGTCCATGTCCTTGGACTGCTGACGCTGCTCAACAGCTTGTTCGGACGCAGGGGAACTTTCCAGTTCTATTTCCGGGGCTTCTGGCGCATCCGCTAACTGAGCATCCGTGCCATCCTCGTTCATTTCAATGGTTGCAGGCTCTTCGCCTTCCCCAATATCAAACTCTAGTTGTTCGCTTGACATGTTTTCTCCTTAGAGCATGTGGATGATGTCTTCCGGATCGCTGATTGTTGCCAAAACCTCATCATCGTTGATGATTCGGATTTCGCCACCCTCAATCGGAATACGGGAACCCGCATATCGCCCGAAAACAATCCAATCTCCAGCCTTGCACCACGGGCCGTCAGGAAACTTGCTCTCGTCGCAATATGCCAACGGCCCTACTTCCAGCACATAGCCGCAAGTGGTCGTTAATTGGGTCTTTTTTTGGGTTTCATCGGCAATTGCAATGCCACCCTTGGTCATCCGAGCGCCTCGATACGGCAAAATGGACAAACGCCATCCCGTTGGGTGAGGCAAACGGTCACGAACGCTCCCGTCCAGCTTTTCCTCATCCAACTTACCGTCATCGGTAAAGACATCGTCAACGGTCGGACCTTTAGCTCTCTGCTCGTCCAACCATTTGCGCTCTAAAGCCGTCAAACCTTCTGTTTTTTCTTCTACCGCTTCCATTTGTCCTCCTCTGGGGTTAAGAATCATCAGCAAAGTTTTTAAGACGCTGTCTAAGCGCCTCTTCAACCAGATTCAAAGCCTCCAGACGGCCCATCAGGAAACGATACCGCTCCATGTTGTTCACCGAGCCACCTAAAACCATAGCCTCAGTGTCAGACCTCAAAGACCGCAGGTCCTTCAGAACTGCTTCCGCAAATTCCAGCATGGTAAATCTCCATGAGAGCAGACGGTTCTAAGCTACCGTCTGGAAAGCTTGAATTTCAATAAATCTTGACCGGGTTGTTCCCGTCTCTTTTCTTCACAATCATCGCCGGGCCCTGCACACCCTTCATCGCACCGCCCTTGGCCATCTTTTTTGACTTGCCTGCAGTAGACAGTGCAATCGCCACCGCCTGCTTGACCGCTGCCTTCTTACTCTTGGGCTTACTCGTACCAATCTCGCCCGTCTTTTTGAATTTTCCCACCATTTCGCTAATGTTGCCAGAAACAACTTTCTGACTCGACCCTTTTTTAAGAGGCATTTTGCGCTCCTTGCTGTTGGTTAATCTGATTCAACCGCTCTCTAGCCACATCCGCACGCAACATCGCAATATTTTCCTGCGATTGAATCCGTGCCTGATTCGCTGCCTTGTTCTCAGCTACCTTCTGCTGCTCAATACCTAAGCGTTGCTGATCCACCTGAATTCTTGCCTGATCCGTTTGTGCCCGCTGCTGGATTTCCGCTTCCTTCAACTGCACAATCGGATCCGGACCCTCTCCAGAAATCTGCGACTGCATCTGACGAACCTCCATCATGCCTTGCGCAACCTTCACCGCAATCATGCCCTCCTTCTGAATCGCAGACACCATACGATCCGGGTCAGAGCCATACTCCGCAAACAGTTGCGCTTCGACTTCCTCTTCCGCTTTCTTCCTGACATGGTCAAGAATATGCTTTTGCAGCGTCATCGCCGACTGTGGATTGGCCTGTAACATCGGAGACAAGCCCATCACCAAGTGCGACAAGATATGCGCGTCATGCTGCTGACCAGAGAACGCTTTTAGCTCCATCAAATCCAGTACATCCGCATTTTCCTGCGCGGGATCCTTAGGCATCTGCGTATTCTGTGGCCTCAAGATGCCGTCAATATCGCGCACGTTCATCGCCGCATACACACGGTAGTACGCCTCGTACATGTTATGCATCATGGGCGCACTTTGCGCCAACTGCAGTTGCGTTTGCGCCAGAGTGATCCTCTGAGCGACTGAAAATATGTTGGGGTCTGCAACAGGCAGCACTGCCACGAGCTCATTAAAGTCTTTTTTCTTGATCTTGCGGGAAGCGCCCGGTACTTCATAAGGATATTCGTCCTCCAAGTACTTGCCAAAGCCCTTTGCCAGCAGCTGGAACTCGATCTTCTGCGCATAATGCAGGCGCTTGTGAATCGCCGACATCACCATCGAGCCTTTTTCCAGCAACGCGATGGTTGTACCCACCGCCGCCATCTGATTGCCTTCGCCAACCTGCATGTCGGCAATCGACGCCAGCCTCTTTCCTGCCTCCACCACAAAACCAAGCAACGCAAACAACGTCTGACTCGGCTCTTTGTACGGCAGCGGCAATAATGACGAGGTCAACTCCGCACCACCCGCGTCAATATCCCGCCATTCGCCCGGCTGAATCGGATTATCGCTGTCCGCAATCCTCGCGCCCTTGGCTTTGAAGCCCGCAGGCAGGTTTGAGAGCGTTCCTGCGTCCAAAAGCTGGCGCATTGCCATCGTCGCCGTCTTTGACAAGCCACCAATCAGATGCACAAAGCCCAAGCCATACGCGCCAAGGCCCTCGACCAGCACATAATGCACAAAAGTGGGGATGCGGAGCTTTAATTCGTCATCTTCTTCCCAATTTCTACGCACGCCAATGACGCGACCGCTCACTTCGTCAATCGTAATCAGAAAAGGCAGCTTGATTCCCGTCGGCTCGCCATCCTCATCCAAGTCTTCAAAGCCCGGAACGTCGTAATCGACGTGCATTTCCAGCAAAAAGATCTCTTCTGCCTCTTCAGACGGCGTTAAACCAGTCTGTTTATCGGTCGCCTGCGTAATATCCGACGCCGTTGGGTCGCTCGACTCGGGCTGAATGTTCAAATCAAGGTATTCGCCCGCTACAACACGTTTTCTAAACTCGTTCGCGGGCATCGCAACACGGTGTGTTATGCGTGTGCACTGGCTCATGACGCTTGAACCGAAGTACGGGATGTACAAATCGTCTGCCAAGACCAGTTTTGACACCATCCGACCGACTTGACGGTCGTAATACACCTTCTTGAACACCGATCCACCGTATCCAAGATGGAAAAGTGCCTGATCAAACTCAGGGGTGTACTCTTCCATCACGTTCGTGATCTGGTAATTCATGAAATCTTGCACGCGAGCAGCCTGTTGGGCCTTGTCCAACGTCTCTTTGCCCACGATTTGCGTCCTAACCGGCCCACTTGAAGGCATCAACTCCTTCATCGCCTGCGCTTGGAACTGCACAATCGCCTCCGTCAGCATCGGATGCACCGCTCCAGCAGCACCACGGAAGGGCTTGGTGCGCTCTTCAAGCTTCAAGCCCAGCAAATCCATGCCCTTGGAGTACATCGACTCCCAATCCGAACGCGAAGACTTGTCCGCTTCGTACAATGCCTGCAGATCTTTGGCCATCACAGACAAGTCATCCTCGTCGATTACCTCGGCAAGGTTGCTGTAGAAGTCCACTTCATCGGCTTCTTCTTCGCCCATCTCAATCGTGGCACCACCGTCTTCTTCCAAGACGATCTCGATCTCCGGCATGCCTGCCGCATCAATCTCCACGGACAAGGGCTTCTCTTCTTCCCCGAGCTTATCTATTGGCATCGCTTATTCCTCACCCTTGTTTTTGTACTTCAGGTAGTCTTGGTACTCGTTGCCCCAGTCAACCGTCTTTGCTTCTTCTAGTCGATCACCTGTACGCGTGCTGCTGTAAGTATCGGACTTGAATGAAGTGGGGCCCAGATTGTCAAACAGCTCGAATAAAGCTTTCTTTTCTTCCGGAGTGGGCATGCTGTTGAACTTGGATTTGATCTGCGTGATCTCTAAGCCCTTGTCGTCCGTAAACTTAGACTCCACGGTGACCTGCGGGATACCTTTTTCATTACGAAGTGAAAACACGCGGGCCAACCCAGACTCAAATGCAGGCTTGCCACCCAAGTTGTAGCTGCTGCTGGTCTTGTAGCCACCAATTGAATGACGCATTGCTGCGCCTTCCAACTCCACCGCGTCAGGCGTCATGATGCGAACCCACTTCTGATCCTTGCTCAATTCATACACCGGGTTCGTGCCTTGGAAATAAATCTCCTTAGGCACCGGTTTGCCCGCTTTCGCATTATCAATAACCGCTTCCCAGTCGCGCTTGAAACGCATATTCTGCGCGCCTTTAATCACGGCCTCAGGGAAACTCATACGACCTAGTTCTCCCACTGGGATGGACGCAATACCTTGCGCAACATTCCTTGCATTCATGAAGTCTGTGTAGGTTCCCATTACATCGTAGATGGGCTCGCCTTTTTCAGCGGCATAAAGAAGCGATTGTTCACTACCTTTAAGTTCCTTTAGAAAGGCTTCTCTGCGCTTGGCTTCAATCGCTGGATCATCAATCTTTGACCCTGCAGAAACCATTAATCTAGCCAATTCTTTTCTTGCTGGAGTACTATATTCTGATAGTAGTTGATCCATTTTAGTTGGAGTAGGGTAATCTGGATTCATGAGTTCAGGCTCAACCCCTTCTGCCGCCATACGTTCACGCATCCCACGATCTGCCTTGCCACTGACTGCATACGCAGTTCCCTCCATGTCAGGGGGAACATAGCTTATTGCGCGAATTCCCGTAGCTTGATCATAAGCTTTTTCTAAATCCTGCAATGCCTCGGGATCGCCTGATTCAGCAGCCTTCATCAAATAACTACGGAATCGTTCTTTATCTGAACCGTATCTAGGTAGCCGACCTTCCAACAGCGCAGCACGCAATGGATCATCTGACGTGCCGTAAGCGGTCGTCAAATACTTGCGACCCTTCGTGCGGATAAAGTCCGCTACCGTCTTCGCATCCTTGCCTGCCAGCGTTTCCGATGACGATAGACCTTTAACTATGTCGTTCAAATAATCATCCATCCGCGAACCATACTCGGGCGGGAAAAACGTGCCACCCTTGGGCTTGACAGCGTACATCGGTCCAAGACCTGCTTTTTGCAGTTGACGTTCTGCCATCCTTCCAGCAGTCGGACCCAATTCTTCCAACGCCTTCTTAGCTCCCGTCTTCGCGCCCTTGGCCACCTTCGTTGCCGTGCCCGCAGGGATCGGCAGAGGCAAATAAGTACCTACCTCCTCAAACCCCGCCGCTTCCTTTGTCGGCTTGGTCATGCGACCCGGCATGTAATCCCGCAGAACTTCTTCTGTCGTCGCGAATTTGCGCGTCTTGTCGCTGTCCCTAAAGATCGACTCAATGTCCCCCACTGATCCGGGGATCGCGGCTACTGAACCACGCAACCCGGACTCCACATTTGACGCACCCTGACCGTAGATGTCCTTTAACGTGCGCAACACCTCGCCCGCACTTACCCCACGCCTGTTCAAAAGTGCTGCCATCGTGTCCGGCGTAATGCCTCCGGTGTCCGGCATCTCGCCGTACACGGGCGACCCGTCTGCGCGCTTGACGGGCTTCTTGGCAGGCACTGCCAAATCAACTTTACGGCCCGTTCCCGGCGGCAGTTTACGACCAGCATACAAACGCAACTTGTCCATCAAAGTATTATCATCACTGATGTAGTCACCAATAAAGTCGCTATCCGAACGAACTCCACGCTTCGATGTCAATGGGTTAAAGTCGTACTCATCAATAATCTTGTAGCTATCGGTCTTTGGGTCATACTCGTAATTAAACTGACCCAGCGACTTAGACAAAGAAATGTAGGGATCAAGACGGCCTGAAGTCAAAGGGTACTGCTTGATAGGGCGATCTCCTAGCAAAGCCTTGTAGTCCTTATACGACATTGACCCTTTTTTGCCGCCCTTACGAGAGATGAGATCGGCTAACGCATCCATCTCTTCCTGATTAAAATATTCCTTCGTTACCGGCGCGCGGTTTTCCTTTACCCCAAAAGTATCCAGATAAAGTTTATGCGCAGCCGACATCTTTGATTTATCAGCAGGGATTAGGTCCGCTCCCTTAATACCAGCGCTCATCAAAAAGTCGGAAACATTCGCGCCCATGCGCTCGCCAAAGGTAGGCTCAAGCACATAGCCTTCCGCAGTCACCGGCGAGCCCTCGGCACGGTGAACTGCACCGCCGTGGGCAAAAGACTGCGGCACGATGTCCGGGGTCTTCACGTTCGGACCAAACTTGGGCTGGCCCAGATTCAAGCCCACCTTTTTTCCCACATCTTGGATCACAGACAAATCCTGCCAACGCGACGGTAACGACCTACCCCCCGTGCCATACTGAAACGCTGCATTCACTAAAGACTGCTCTGGATTATTGGACCGTGAGACGCTATACGCCGTCCTGCCCACATTAGCCGCTGTACTCAAAGGAATCTGCGTGCCCGGCACCATCACCGGTGCTGTGGCCACGGGCACTGATCCGGGGGCCAAGGCACTCGCGCCACTGCCCAGATTTAATGCACTACCTAAGGCATTTCCCCCAAGATACGCAAACGCGGCTTTGGTAATCGGAATCGTAGCCTTTTCCAAAAATCCCTGTATCCCGCCACTGCCTTTGTTCTTCCAACGCAAATACTCGTTGTACCTGTCCGCCGCCGTGCCATAGCCACTCTGGTAAGCAGCACCAATTTGCTCCGGCGTAATATCCAACCCCGCACCCATTGCCTGCAATTGCGCAAGGCGTGACGGCTGACTCGTTTGATACTCTGCCTTTCCCTTCGGCGTTAAATAACTCACCGGAGAAGCAAGCATACTAAAGTCCGTCTGACCCATCTTGCCATACTGAGACAAAACGTCCTGCGCTGTCTTGGCAGGCTGCATCGAGGTAGGTGTCGCCAACGCACGACCACCCGCACCCTTGGTAATCGTCATGCCCAAAGCATCCGCTAACGCCTGATTCGTCCAAGATCCCGCAGGCGCGCCAAAGTCCTCCGGACGCAACCCACGCTTTTGAGCCAGCTGTTTTGCCTTCAAGCCCGAGATCGATCCAACCGCTCCCCCTTCTGCAAACTCTTGTACGGGGGTGAGGTCTTCACCCCCCAAGAACTTTTTTAGTCGATCCCTCGCTGACCCTTGGTCCATGGTCCCCGATTCCCGTCGCGCGCGCTGCCGCTCACGGATCGCGGCTACAGGGTCAGCGTACTCGCCCTCAGGACCAGAGCCCTCGGCTTTACGTTTGAACCCACCTGCAGAAGATGGAATATTTGGATAGCTACGTCCTGATGATCCGGGTGGTCGTCCTTGAAAAGTCTTGCCACCTACCGTAAATGTGCCCGGCGAAGTGGTAGAGTAAACCTTGCCTTTAGTAGCAGGTGTCGTGGCTGCGGAAGTTGTAGCTGTTGTAGTAGCCGCAGGAGCTGCAGTAGGAATTACTCCGGCATTGGTATAAATTCTGCTCAGTGTTGGCGTCGTCTGTGCCGACACGTTTAAGGTTCCTGACATACGTAACGGCGACGTGATCAAGTTAGCCACACGGAAAATGTCGGCTGTGCCCGAGGTCAGCATGTTGACGTAGTTGTTTCGGTCGGCTGTCGAGATGTTCGTCCCCGTCGTGGCTTTGCCACCTACCGTATAACCGGCTTCAGCCAAAATCTGATCCACCGTCTTACCCGCCACACTCTTAAATGTTTTGGTAGACAAAATAGCGTTTGCTGAAGTAGGGGTTACATTAAAGCTTTGGGTATTCTTATCCCAACCGTATTTGGAATTCTGAAAGTTCTTCGCCGTTTTTGGATCGAGCTCTGCACCTGCGTACAGGGTAAACACGTCCGCTAAGTTCGTCACCTTCGGGCGATCCGCAGGTGTTCCAAACTGACCTGTTGCAAATTTAGCCGAGTCCTTCCAGTCAATCATAGTCGTCGTGTCAGTGCCTGCGCCACCGGTTAAGGTGTCCTGACCATATATACCGCCCGGGGAGAAATTAGGAATCTCGGTCCACCCCTCGCCCGGCGCTTGGAATCCACCACTAGGCGTGAACACACTCTGACCCGTCTGCGCGTTGTACCAAAGCGATGTACCCGGCGAATACGTCGCCCCCTCCACAGGACTCTTAAACCCAATCGTCTCCCACAAGATTCCCGGCGCAACCGTCTGTCCCGGTGTCGTTGTCCCCGTATCCGTGCCGCCCGTATACGGACTCGTGGCCACTGGGCCCTTGAACGTGGTCAACCCACCGTATTTAATATCCGGCTCATATCGCACCAGCTTGGGCTGACGCAAGATCGCCTCTTCCCGCGACAACGGAACAGGCTTTTCAAGCGTTGGAGTCGTCGGCGCAAACGTGCCCACATTAAATGTCGCCGAAGGCGCAGACAATGTCGCAGGAGATAACTGCTCATACAAACTTCTTGCCATGCCCGGAGGAGATACCGTACCTGCCGCACCTGTAGTGGCTTGCGGATACTGGCCCAAGATGTCCGCAGTCTGGCCCGTGGCCACAGGGCCGGTAGGTGGTGTGTATTGAGGACTAAACGTTGGAACATTCGTCTCGAACGACGGAATAGGCGCAGGGCCGGGGGCCGTGAGGTTTGCACCAAACAAGTTTTCCGTCGGCGCACCCGCGTTCATCTGATTTGCAATCATCGCGCGCTCTTCACTGGTCAACTCGTCTACCTCACCACCGTCCGCAAAGCGCTGAATCGGTCTGCCCGCAATACCCGGCATGTTCAACGGTGCAAAACGCATCGTACCCATCTGCGCCTGCGGCACTCTTTGCAACATCTCCGCCGCTGTTCGCTTTAACCGCTGCTGCGGCATGACTGCCTGCATCTGCGGTCGCTGTGGAATCTGCTGACTAAATAATCCCTGCTCCACCTCCCCGCCCTCGGCAAAATATGACATCGCAGGTTGGACCTCACTTTGCATCCCCTCTCCCACCGGAGAAGCAAGGTCGTCAATAGTCAATTCGCGGTTTTCCATGGCCTATCCCAAGAAGGATTGATTTGCAAGGATTCTAGTGCTAATAATACTCGTACACAAGCTCGCCATTGCCTTCTTCTTCCACATCGTCCGTGTCCAATACCACAAAGTTGCCCTGCCTAAATCGCATCATCGCCTGTGTTGTCGAATCGACCATATCGTCGTTGTCGCCGTTCGGGAACGCCGCACACTCTTCAATCAACTCCTCCGCCCACTCCGTCTCCGGGGCCCACACCATACGGCTCTCGAATAACGGAGCCACCGCATGCGCCCGACTCACTTTATCCTGACCCGCTCTCCGCCCACCCGGGTTGTACATCGTCACCGGTATGCCCACCCTTCTCAGTTCCTGCTGCAAAGTCACGCCCGTTGCCTTCGCCTCAATCAAAACATTGTCAGGATTCCAATACCCATACTGCTCCTTCGCGATTCGCTTTAATTCAGGAAAGTCCCACCGCCCACGAACAACGTCCAACAAAATAATGTTCGGCCCCGAGTCCGCATCCGGCACAAATACCCCCCACGTCGTAATCACCGAATAGTCCGCCGTCTCCTTCTTGCTATACGCCGTGTCGTAACTCTGAATCAAATACTCACACTTGGGCGGCTGGTTGTGTGGCCACCGCTGCCACCACTCCCGCTTTAAAATCGCACCCTCTTCCGCCGTCGGCTGCTGCTGCCACTGCGCCTGCCACTTGCGAAGGCCAATCGACATCTTGACCTTCTCCAACTCCTCCAACTTCCAATACTCCGGCCACAAAGGTTTGTTACTCGGCAATATCGCCGGGAACTCCAATACCTCCCACTGGTCCGATTTCAACTGACCCTGCTGCTTCAATAACCTCCCCGACAAATCGTCCGTCCGCCACCTTGTATTGATGACAATAATCGCACCGTCCGGCTGCAAACGCTGACGAGGACCACTCGTGTACCACTCCCACGTGTTCTCCATCGATGTGTCCGACAAAGCATCCTGCTCGTCCAAGATGTCGTCCAAGATCACCACATTACCGCCACGGCCCGTCATCGCACCGCCCTTACCAATGAAGAACGCTTCCCCACCAGCATTCGTGTCCCACCGGCCCGCTGCCTTGCTGTCCGCCGACAAAGCAAAGTCAGGAAATAAATCCCGGTACCTGTCTTCCGCTACAAGGTTCCGGATCATCCGGCCAAAACGCTGCGCTAACTCCGCCGTGTGAGAACCGACAATTAATTTCGAGTCAGGCTTCTTGCCCATCAAATACGCCGGGAACAAGTAACTGCCCATCTGGCTTTTGCCATGGCGCGGTGGCATCGCAATCATCAAACGCTTGCACTCGCCCGAGACAACCCTGTCCAGTGCCTTGGCTATCCGCCGATGGTGCTCGCCCACGATCATCTCTGGCCAAACGTACAAGCAGAAATCCAAGAAGCGGCTTGTTGCACGCTCCTGTGCTTCAAGCTGCAAGAGTCGGAGCTCAAGCTTCGCGCGCTCTGCATCGATGTCTTGTTGATTTGTTAAGGTCATAGGTTTTGGATTTTGCAAAAAAATTTTGGGAAATCGATTCTGCAAATAAAGGGGGTGGTTTCACGTGGAACCATACCCCAAAACAGTTCAAATGGTAACTGTTTGTGCAAAATCGGGCCTAGGCATTCGCCAGCCGAAGCGGGGGGCCAAAATCCGGGGTGGGTGCTCACTTACGCGAGATACCGCATAAATGCGTGCCGGGACTCGGCCCCATGCCAGCGGCCCGCGCACCACGGCCCACGGCCAGCGGCCAGCTGCGCACGCGCACGGGACCGCGCACCACGCACCACGGCCAGCGGCCAGCTGGGCCCGCCAGCTGCGCACGGGCCACGGCCCACGGCCCGGGACCATTAACCGCGATTACCGGCCAGCGGCCAGCTGGGAGCGGCCAGCGGCCAGCTGGGCCCGCCAGCTGGGCCACGGGACGCGGAGCGCAGGCGATACGTTCACGGGCCACGGAGCGCGGACCACGGCGCCCGGTTTACCGGCGGCGCTGGCGCACGCTAAAACGTACGCGCGTGCTTTTTATAGGAAAATCAATAATGTACGGACGCGAGCGGCCCGGTTTTATCGGCGAAAAAAAAACCCGGCCATAAAGGCCAGGTCCGCACGGCCCAGCTGGGCCGCACTTGGGAGAGGGTTAAACGAGCTCGAGAATTTTCCCGGCTTCGGTTTCAAAATCAACGCGATCAGCGGTCCATTGAATCGAGCGAGCGTAGGCGGTAGCACCGGTCACGGCGTCCCAAAGGGTTTCAATGGGACGGCCCTCGTCGATAACGTGCGCGTGCTCAATTCGCTGGGCCACGCGCGGGCCGAAGCGAGTCGATAAAAACTTACTGACATCTGGAATTCGCTCACGCTGGGCCGCCTGCAGGACATTCAGCGTGTTAGATTCACTCGCTTGCGAGTACGCGAGCAACGCTGGCGCAACTTCCTCGAGGAAACGATCAGGCGCGCTGGCCGTATGTCGCAAGCTTATTTCCTCAAGTTCATGCGCGCCCCAAACGATGCGGTTTGCGCAAACATAATCGAAAAGGAAGGTCTTCACGCGCAGGGCCCCGCCGCCTACTTCCGAATTCGTGACAAAAAATCCACGGGCCAGCGTGCCCGTTTGCCCGTCCCGGCGTCCCGGTAACTCAATACGGTTTTTCTCATCCGCGAGAAAAACGAACATGTCACGGTCGCCCGCGTATAGCGTAGTATTTTCGCGGTCTACTTCAATCGCTTTGCCAAAGATACCCGGCACGCGAAAATCGCCGGTTACGCCGTCGCCGAAGCGATCCATTAATGCCGCGATCACGTCGGAATTCCAAACCCGGCCGTAACGCGGGCCCGTCATCGCGCGAATTGTAGACTCACCATTTTTTGTCAATAGCACTCCGACGTCTTGCGCGTCCCGCTCAAATTGCATGCCGAAATTGATGCAATCAGCAGCCACTGGGGCCGGTAGTGTGCGCAGGTATCCCGCTGGCGCGCCAATTAATCCCGCCGCTTGCCCAAAGGCCCAGTGACTAGGCGCAAACGCATGCCCATTCGGCCCTTCAATCAAAATTCCAGCGTTATCGTCTGTAGGCACCGCGCGCAGCTGGCGCGAGCTCACTACCGCCGCGCGGCTGATAGCGCGCTGGGCCGCTTGCGCGGCGTGCATTTCGGTTAGCGAGATAAACCGCTCTTCGGCGGGACGCGTTGACCATTGTTTTGAAGCTTGCATTAATGTTGCCATGTTTTTCTCCCTGTATTGTGAAAAGTGAAACATTCGCGGACGGTTTGCCCGCACGGAAATTATAGCGCCTTACTTTGAAAATGCAAAACGATTTTTTCGGCTTTTTTCGCTCCGGTCCCATGCGGTATGAAACCAACAATTGAGGGCCGATCCCGGCGCGCGCACAATTGACAATCCACGCAGCTGATATCGTCGCGCAGCTGGGCCGGGCACGTCACTACCACGCGGCCCGCTGGCGTGATTGTTTTCGCGCCAGTGCCCGCCGGGACAATAGTTACTACCGGGCCCGCATTTAATTCGGCGAGCTCGTCCGCGTGCGCGAGATTGTTCGCGGACCAATTAATTACAAAGCCATCCGCGTTCGCTTCCCGTACCAGTGCAATATTTTCAGCGCTGGCCGGTTTATGCGTATAAGTGAAACCGCGTTTTCCCTCGTTTGCTTTGACTAGCATGCGCAACGCGTCCGGGTTAATTGAATGATTCAGGCCCGGAAGATCACCCGCTTGATTATGACGCCAGAGCTGGCCCGCCGGGAGCGCTGCAATAGCATTGCAAAAGCTTTCCCAGTCAGTGCCGCGCGCCCCTTCGGTTACTGCGCGCCAGTGAAGCGCCAAAGGCCCGCCGTCCGCGTAACAGCCGTTATCTTTAAAGGGGCATGTATCGGAACACGACGCCTTACTAGTGGTGGAAACCGGAATTGGGCCGGTTTTTACGTTTGCGCTTTTTAATGTCAAGTGTACGGTTTTCATTTTTACTTTCTCCCTGTATATGCGCAACGCGTGCGCGAATTGACATCATAGTACATAAATTCCAGATGTCAAGTAAAAATCTAAATTATTTTTTCCCGCCGAACAAAGCTTCAATTATTTGATGCAAAGCTAACATACGCGCAAGCCGAAACAATGAATACCTTACTTCCTTTTCAGCGTCTCGCCTTCGTGATGCATCAAGCTTTTGTAATCGGTCCCGTTCGTGTAGTGAGCGCAAAAATTCACGCTCTCTCATTGTCCGCTTCCGCGAGAATTGAATTACTTTCCGCGATTAACCGAATAAGGCCCATTAAATTATCCGGTTTACAGTCCGCCAAAAATACAGCCGCCAGAGTTAACGCCGCCGCCGTTTCAGCCTGAGAAAAATTAAATTCTCTGTCCATAAATTGGATTATTTCAATTGCCGCTTCCGCGCGAGTAACAGTGCGTCGATTTTTCATTTTGAATTTCTCCTGTATATGACCCGGACCAAGTGCCCGTCCGGAAATTATAGGCGCTTTTCTACGGGTTGCAATACCCTTTGATGAAATTCTTCCCAATTAATTTTTGCCAGCGGCCAGCGTGCAATACAGTCAGCCAATATGCCGCGCTTTGCGATGTCTTCCGCTTGCTGGCCCGCGAACAACAATAACTCAGGCGCGCGCGTTTTTGTGTTTACTTCCACGACAATAAATGTCGGGCATCCAAGCATTGCATGTTTGATATGAAATGAGTATTGATGCGGGCTCAGATTTATTTTCAGGCCCGCGCTAACTACTTTCAGCTCGATCAGTACGAAATGCGAGTTCTGAAGCGCTACCAGCAAGTCCGGAATCCCCAGATTGACCCGCGTCTCGATCCGCGTCATTTGGACTGGCCAATTCCGCTTTAATCTGTCGAAAAGCCGCTGCTCGCTTTTTCGTGACAAGTGCTGTCTCCTCGCCCAATACTTCCGCTTCAAACAATTCGCCAACATCCAATTCTACTTCGGGCTCAACAACAACCGGTTCTTCTTCGACAACCGTGGCCTGCATTTCCAAAATAGCTGTAGGAGGCGGTCCTCCATAGATTTTCTTTATCTCCTCTAGCTTTCTCATTACCTCTTCCTTCGACATCGAGTCAATGGTTCCAATACGCACTTCTTTGCGGTCAATGTAAATCGTCCCCAGCGCCTGCCCACGGCGATATTCCGCTTGTACAGCAGCGGACCACGCCCCGGCCTCGATTGCCTTGTCACGGATCATTTGCAGGTCCCGCATATGCCGCTCGAAGGTCGTCCCGAATTTCTCTGCCAACTCTGCTCTGAGCTCGTTTATGGCCGCCACCACGTGCGGACTACGCGCTGGGTCCAGAAGCCTTACAACCGCATCCTTGGCCCCGTGAGGCGTGTATCCTGCTCGGATAGCCGCTTCCGTGCGTGTCATGGAGCCGTCCCGCGTCACGTACTCCTGCACAAAGGCCCATTCCCTAGGGCTTAAAACCACCTGCTTACCGCTCCTCCCCGTCCTAGATGCTTTGGCCACGCGCTCCAAAACATCCTCAGGCAACGTCGGCATTGCTGCTTTTGCATACGTCGTGTCTTTTCGCTTTGTCATGCCACTCTCCGAACAATCCAGATGCCGTCAATGCCAGCGGCCTGCCTAACGGCAAACCGAACGCGGTTATTTCGCTTGTACAAGGACTTTAAGGCATTGCGCACCGCGTCAGCCGCCTTCCCGCTGTCCACGACAAAGTAGTCGTTTACGATCATCCGCTTAAACGGATATCGATACCGTCCAGAAGTTGTCATTCCAAGTACATGCTTTCTTGCTTTGATGCCCTCGTAAAGGGGGCATTCGCTATCCCTTTCCCTGCTCATCTCCTTTCTCCTTTCGCGTCCAACAATTCAAAGCACTTTATAAAAGTACCCGTAAAAAATCAAGCTTTTCAGGCATTTCTGCAAATTCCTAATAGAGGTACTTCTACAAAAAAAAAAAAAAAAAAAAAAAAAAATGTCCCGCGCG